ACACATACAGCCCAGGGGCACTGATACCCTGGTTAACTGGGCTGATACCCTGGCCAATTTTGTGGAGGAAGAGATAACCACAGAACTGCATTTTAGAATAAAGGGCACCCTTACAAAATTGAATGTGGTAAAAATTAGCGGTTTTGCATTTACCCTGGTAAGGTTGAATAAAACAGCCGCCCCGGATTACATTTATATTAACCACCTTTTTTTAGCCTGGGGCACCAGTGCCACCAGTATGCCCGGCACCAGTTTTGATTTTGATATAACGTTTGATGATGCAGCGTTTGTTTTAAACCCTGATGATGAAATTTATGGGTTTTTTACAATACTGCACACAAAGAACGGGGCCCAGGCCAGCGACCCCGACCTAAAAGCCTTTCGCATACAGTATGACCAGGAAAGTTTTTTTGATTTATCATGGTTGAGCCATAGCGCCCCAACACCGGCCAAAGTGTTTATGGTTAATGAAGCATTAAGCCGGATAACCGAAGCCATTACCGATGATAAAATAAAGGCCTACAGTGAATATTTTGGCAGGACTGATAGCCAGCCCTATAACCACGCCGGGGATGGATGCGGGGCCCTGGAAGTGATTACAAAGGGCCTTTTTATAAGACAGCAGGAAAACCGATTACCCCCAGCCCAAGCCGTACAAATGGCCATTAGCATGAAAGATATGTGGGAGGGTTTAGAACCCCTGCACCATATTGGTTTTGGTTTTGAAGATGATACAAACAGGGCCCCAGGTTTTAAACGGTTACGGGTAGAGCACTGGAAATTTTTTTACCAGGATGAAATTTTAATGGAATGTAACCAGGTTAACCAGGTGGAACGGCAAACCATTGCAAACGAACATTATTCAAAGGCCAAAATAGGGTATGAAAAATGGGAGGCCGAAGAGTTTAACGGCCTGGATGAATTATTAACCAATAGAGAATACAGAACCGATTTAGCCCAGGTTAAAAATGAACTATCCAAACTTTCAAAATTTATTGCCAGCGGTTATGCCTGGGAGGTTACCAGGCGAAAAAATACTGATTCCAAAGATTGGAGGTTAGATAATGATATTTTTTTAGTTTGCGTTACCCGGTTAATAAAAGAAATTTATACAGAAACATTAGAGGGCAATTTTGGAATTTCCGGGTTTGTTACCGAAACGGAACCAGTAAATATTACAGCCGGGGATTTAGTAGAAATAACAGGTACCACCAGCAATAATGGCATTTACACCATTATAGAAGTGGGGGAAATTAGTGCGCCCATTGTTGGTTCAATTTGGGTGATAGCATTAAGCCCAGGCACCACCCCCGAAGCAGCCACCGCAACTTTTACACTAACAAACCCAGGGTTTATAGTTGAATTGGGGAACGTTTTAACCCCTGAAAACATTATAGACCCCGCCACCCTTTACAATTACAGATTAAGCCCGGCCAGGGTGGCCCTAAGATGGCTGGATAAAATTTTTGCCAGCTACAGGGTTTACAGCACCAGCCTGAAATTGATTTTTGTGGATGGTACCGGCAATTATATTGCCAGGGGTGAAATGGAAAGTGATGTGTGCAAATGGGAGGTGGGTTTGATGGGTGAAAATGACTATTTATATGGGGCCATAGTAGTTAACCAGGATAATGTTGCACCCATATTAAGGCCCGAAAGGGTAGATTTTGAATACCCCATGAGTATGGCAGATTTTAAAAAAATACTGGCTGCACCCTATGGTATAATTACCTGGTTTAACAGTTGCGAAAGTGGCCAGGGCTGGATTGATAAAGTAAGCTATAAGCCGGAAACAGGCCTGGCAAAATTTACATTAATTCCGAAGTATGAATAAAAAAATGTACCACCGGATTAACATAGAGCCCACGATAATTTTTAAATGTGGGGAATATGTAAGGGCCCACCCTATGGGGCAAAGGAGCCATTTTAATGGAACGTTTGAACAGCAAAGGGCTGGGTTAATTTGCCAGGTTGAAAACTACAGGTATTATAAAGGCAATTACCCGATTTTATACCCTGGTAATGATGGGGGTATTGATTTTCCTTTAAATGGTTATGTGATAGACACAAAAGGAATGTTAAGCAAAGGATTTTACCAGCCTGGTTATAGGTGCAATATGTTAGCATGTCAAAAAGATTATAAAGCCGACACAATATTTTTTTGTGGGTACAACACAGATAAAAACATAGTTGAATTATTAGGCTGGGTACCTAAAAAAAAACTTTGCACCCCTGAAAATTTTAGGAAAAAAAACACAAAGTTGCCCATGATAAATGGCGATTTATTCACAGTGAAAGCAGATAGTTATTTTATAGAAACCAGGGAACTAAACACCCCTGAAAGTTTAATTGAACCAGTAAAAATAATAGAACCAGTGAAAATTATAAATAATGATTACCGCAACTACAGCCAGGGCAAACTTTTTTAATTTTTCATCTACAGAGCCCCCAAATAATACACCGTTACCAGTGGCCACCCCCACTGATATTGCATTTCAGATTTTATTAACAGCGGAAAGCGAAGCGGAGGCCGACAGCATAGGCACCGGGGCCATTATACTTTATGTAATGAGCCAGGATGGCACCACCCAGCTGCATGATTACCATTTGGATGGTTATTTATTCCAACAATACAGAACTGGCCCCCATACTGTTTTAATTTTTTGGCCACATGGTTTACCAAATATTGCCAGTTATGTGGACGCAAACACCTGTTTTAGATTGGCCATTGAAATTGTGCCCGATGTTGTTACACATTACATGGCAGCCGGCCCGGTTTTAAAACTGATTACTGAGCCAAAATATACCAGCGTTTTAGAGTATTCATGTGAGGAAAACAGTTATGGGTTTACCTATTGTTACGCATACACCCCCAACAGGGTAAGGTTACCCCTGTATTTGTACCGGCCCCAGTTTAATGATGAAGAAAGTATTTACACCAGGCATGATGGGAGTTTATTTATTACAAAATCAGTAACAAAAAAGGAATACCTGGGAACAGTTGATTATATTAATGAAGCATACCACGAAAAAATTAAAATAGCCCTTTCGCATGACACCGTTTTAATTTATAGTGATGTTTATAACGGGGGCCTGAGAAAAAACGGAGGGTATGAGATAGAATGGCAGGAATTACCAGGTTACAGTACGGAAGCCCCGGCAAAATTTAAAGGGTTTGCCACACCTTACCTGGTACGAAATGACAATTGTGCAGTATGCAATAATTTTTGTTATCCACCAGTAGGGGTTACCAGTACCCCGGTTTTACCTGATGCAGTTATAGGGGTGGCCTATTCATTTTCATTTACCGTTAATGGTATGGCCCCATTTGTTTTAAATGTGGGGGCCCGGCCCAGCTGGATGGAAATAACAATGGTGGGGGATGAAATATTTTTTGCCGGCACCCCTGATGAGGAAATAGCTGAGGCCCCGGTTAGTTTAACCGTTTTTAATTGTGAACTGGTAAATTTTTATGATTTTTCAGATTCCATTGACGTTTTAGCAGAGGGCACATGCATAGGGGTGGCAGTTATAACCCCGCCCCCTATGCCTAACGCAGTAGTGGGTACCGGTTACTTTTTTATGTTTCCGTTTACTGGCACCCCGCCAATGGCCCTGGGCAGCATAGTAAAACCAGCCTGGATGAACATAAACATTTCAGGTAGTACGGTTGAATTTACCGGAATACCTGATGTAGCCGGCACCGGGTTAAATGTGCAGGTACAGGTAACAAATTGTGATGATGATTTTTATGATTTTGCTGATACAATGGATGTGGCAGAGGCACCACCACCACCGGAGGATATTATTTTAACCATTACAGCCCTGTATTTTGATACCAGTTTTAGTGCCAGTTTAAATTTTGCAATTAGCGAAACGCTAACCATTGCCAATACTTTTTCAGATAGCTTTAATACATGCGGGGCCAGTGCAGTGGGTAGTATGCAACATGTACCAGGCGCGATTTTAACTGCAGGTATGACCGGCATAACATACGACAGCCTGAGCAATACCGGAACCCAAACCCCACACAATACAGTTTTAAACCCGGTAAACGTCAATGGTACCCCGTACAGTCATAATGATGTAATGACCATTGGGGCCTATTCAATCATTTTACATTTACAACAATGTTCGTAAACATGAAAGGTATTAAAAATAAATTTTGCACCTACATGCATATAAACCCAGTTAAAAATGAAGTTTTTTATATTGGTATTGGAACAATAAACAGGCCATACCAAATAATAAGACGTTCACTTTTTTGGAATAACACAGCTAAAAAATATGGTTTTAAAGTGCAGATTTTACATGAAGGGCAAACATGGGAACAGGCCAGCGAAAAAGAAAGGGAATATATTAAAAAGTATGGCAGGCAGGATAAAGGAACCGGCACCCTGGTTAACATGACTGATGGCGGGGATGGTACCAGGGGTTATGCAGGATTTTGGAAGGGGAAAAAGCGGGGGGCACCAACAGAGGAAACCAGGCAAAAAAATATTTTAAATAGTTCAAAACATTTTACTGGTAAAACCCACACAGAGGAAACAAAACAAAAAATTAGGGAAAAAAGAAAATTGCAGATACACCCAATGTTAGGAAAAAAATTTACAGAGGAAAGAAAAAAACAAATGAGTGAAACGGCTAAAAAAATATGGCAGGATAAAATACACCCCAGGCCCATGCTGGGTAAAAAATTTACAGAGGAACAAAAACAAAAACATTCAAATGCATTAAAAAAATGGCATAGTGAAAACCCAATGAGTGAAGAAACAAAACAAAAAATCGGTTTAGGAAATAAAGGCAAAATTATAACAGCCGAAATGAGGGAAAAAATAAGTAAAACTTTAACTGGTAAAAAATATAAAAATGGATAATAATAAACGCGGGGTTTTGTGTATTGCAGCCGGCCACCCGTACTATGGTAAGATGGCAGCGGCCCTGGCAGCCACCATAAGGGCAGCGGATAAAGATTTAAATATTCACCTGGCCTGGGCAGATATGGCACTGGCCCACATGGAGCCGGCAGAAAAAAAGCTATTCACCAGCATGGCAGAAATGCCCCCGGAATGTTACCAAAATAAGGAGGGGGAAAACGAATGGATAAAAGCAAAAATGCACATTTACCAGTTAAGCCCTTACCAGGAAACCCTTTTTTTGGATTGTGATGTATTATGGCTGAGGGGCAGCCCGGCCCAGTATATGGAAGAGGTAAAAGCCCATGATATAACTTTTCCTAATCATGGCACTGAGGAAACCATGTGGGCTAAACGGGATGAAATAATAAAAAATTATGGCCCTGGTAAGTATTACAGCATTCACAGCGAATTGATATATTTTAAGAAAGGGGAAAAGGCGAAATTATGGTTTACCACCGCCCTGGATATTTACGAAAATTTGAAAGTAAAACACACAGTATTCGCCGGGGCCATACCTGATGAATTACCTTTTAGTATTGCCGGGGCATTAACCCAAACTTACCCCCACCAGGAAAAGTACAGGCCCATATTTTGGGGCAAAGTTGATAAGGGTTTTAAACAGATTTATGAGATAGCCCAAAAATATTGGGCAGTAAGTATGGGAGGAAATAACAGCAGCAATTTTGAAATTTTGATTTATAATATTTTGAGTAAAGCAGCATACTATAAATTAAACATTGACAAACCCTATTTATGGAAACAAAAAAGAACTTTTTTACCTGAGCGCAAAAAAATATAAATAATGGCAACAGTATTTACCCCGGCAGAATTGAGGGCCCGTTTTATTGGACAAAAGAGGGGGTTAATTTATGACGAGGCCCTGGATATTTATAACAAATTACGCATACATGCTGATGGCGAAACACCGATTTTATTAATAAAAAAGGCCAGGCCAAATGAAAGCGAAGAGGTTAGAATATACCGGAATGATATTTATGAGAGCGAAACACAAAACCCAGTTGAAAGGGTTTTGGGGGTATTGGAAAAGATACGCCGTTCACCTGATTGGATGATGAGGTTTGATGAAGAGATACCAGCCATTATTAATAAGGAGGAAACCCCCAAAAAATATTTGACTGAAAATTACCCGGTTTATGGGGATATTGAATATTGGATTTTTGAAGAGTTACTGAGGGCATTAAGCCTGGATGGTAACGCCATTATTTGTGTAATGCCTAAAACCTTTGCCCAGCCGGAGGGTAACGAATATTTAGAGCCCATAGCAAAAATTTTTAACTGCAAAAATGTGGTGGATTTTGTACCCGATGATTATTGTATTTTAAAAAGTGATGAACTAAGCAGCCTATTAAACCCTGATGAACAGCAGTTACGGTTAACCAATGGTAAAGCCACTATTTTTTTAACTGAGGGCAGGGAAATTTTTGTACCTGGCCAGGTTTATTATTTAATAACTAATAGCAGCTACCAAAAATGGGAGGAAACCCAGGATGGGAAATATAATTTAACCATGAATTTTCCCCACACATTAAAAGATTTACCAGCGTTTCAAATGCCTGGCAGGTTTGTTAAAAGGGTGGGGGATTATACACTGAAAAAAACCCCGTTGTTTCCAATGGTGCCACACCTTAACAAAGCAGCCCGAGAGTCAAACGATTTAGATGCAGGGGTAATTATGCATTTGTATTTGGAAAAATGGCGAATAAATAACGTACCCTGCAGTACATGCAGCGGCACTGGTAAAACCCTGAATGATGGCATAGCAAACGAATGTAAAAGCTGCAAAGGCACTGGTTACGCCAATGGTAAAAGCCCGTTTAATGAAGTGGTGATAAGGCCAGCGGCCCTGGGTGAGCAGGCAATACCTACACCCCCCCTGGGTTATGTTGATAAGAACCCGGAAATATTAAAAATTCAGAATGAACGCATAGAGCAACACATTTACAGGGCCCTATGTAGTGTAAACATGGAGCATTTAAGTGATGCCCAACTAAACCAAAGTGGAACCGCAAAAGCGTATGATAGGGATGAAGTAAATAACACCATTTACACCTTTGCCACCATGTTAACAGCCGTAACAAATGCAGTGGTAAAGCATATTATTGATTTGCGTTATGGGGGCATTATTGCCAGCCCGGAAGAAAGGGCCAAATTGTACCCAGTGGTACCAGTACCGGAAAAATATGATGTTATAAATTCCAGTTTTTTGATTAATGAATACCAGGTGGCAAAAACAGCCGGGTTAAACGGTATTATACTGGCTGAAATGCAAAAAGAAATTGGGCAAAAAAAGTTTTATGCAAACCCAAAAGTTTCTGAGTTTATACAATCGGTTATGGATTTAGACCCATTCCCCGATAAAACCACAGAGGAAAAGGGAGCCATTGAAGCCCAAAAGCTGGCCACAAAAGAGGATGTTGTTTTATCGTTATACATAAGCGATTTTGTAAGGAGGGCCCAGGAAGAGGATGAAAATTTTAGCAGTAAAAGCGATATCGAAAAGCGGGAAAAGTTACTGGAATATGCAGCCGAAAAGGTGGAGGAACTGAGCGCAGCCGCCCAAATACAGCAGGATTTGTTTTTTGAGGCCCAGGGAGCCCAACCAGGCCAGGAACAGCCACCAGGCAGCCAAACACCTGGGGAGCCGGCACCAGGGCAGGAAGGGGCCCCGGAAGCCAAAAACAAACCCACCAACGGCCAGCAGAAACCAAACACCCCAGCGAAAACACCAGCAAAGGCAGCAGCGTAAAAAATGAGCGACATTAAAACGATAATGCAAACTATTGAACATGCAGTTAATAACCTGGATAATGCAGCCCTGAAAAAACAGGGGGTAATTTATAAGGAAGTAATGGCGAAGCTGAAAAAGTTAGAAACCAAAGGGGATAAGATTGCAAATAACATTACTAACCTGAGCCTGATAAATGAGATTACAATTTTGATCGAAAAATTGATGCTGGATAAAGGGTATAAAGACGAAATAAAAAAATTTACCCAGGCGTATAATGGGGTACAGGAACTAAGCAATAAATATTTTGCCAGTTTTGGAAAGGCCAGTGGTGATGTAAAAAAGAAACTGGAAATTTTAAAAAATACCGCAGTTGAAAGCACCATAAACAATTTAGCGGAAACCGGGCTGCAAATAGGGGTTACCAACGGGTTAAGGAACATTTTAAAAACCAATATTACCGGGGGAGGTAGTTATGTCGATTTAACTAAGGAGCTGAAAGATTACATAACAGGCACCCCCGAACAAACCGGCAAAGTTTCGCAGTATGTAAGAACCTATGCAACTACCAGCATAAACCAGTTTAGTGCAGAATATAACAAAGCACTGGCCCAGGATTTAGGTTTGGAATGGTACCAGTACGAGGGCAGTTTATTGGAAACCAGCCGGCCATTTTGTAAAATGGCAGTAGATAAACATTACATACACGTTAGCGAATTTCCAACCATTTTAAAGGGGGATTTTGGGCCCCTGGGAACTGTTAAGTTATACGACAAAACCGGATTACCGGAAGGGTTGATGGAGGGCACCGACCCGGATAACTTCCCGCGCAGGCGGGGAGGGTGGAATTGTGGCCACCAGCTGATAGCGGTTGATAGCCTACTGGTACCCACTGCAAAAAAATTGGCAGTATGGAATACCCCGGCATATAAGGAATGGGAAAAAGAACAATTTAAAAAGGCCCAGCCGGCACCCCCAGCCCCACCACCGGTACCAGCCAAACCAGCTACAGTGGCAGAACTGGCAGTTAAGGCAATACCACCGGTTAAAATGCCAGCCGGGGTGGTACGAACAGCTGCAGAGGAAAAACACCTGGAAACCATACAAACCAACAATAAAGAACATTTGGAAGCAATGGAAAAAAAGGATATGGTTTTTTATCCCGAAATGGCAAAGTATTGGCCTGAAAATATTAAGATTGAATTTAACGAGGTAAAAGGTTCATTTTTCCAAAGCGGCCAGGGGTACATTGCGGATAAAATTGTTATCAGTGATAATGAAAGGGCAGAAAGGCCATATTTTAAAAAGAAAATTATGTTACATGAGGGAGCCCACGCCATACACTACAACCAAAAAGTAATTACGCATACAGCAGTTGACCCGGTTTATGAAAAGTTTTTTAAGGGGTTAAAGAAGATCATTAAGGGCAAAGAGCTGGAAATTGAAAATGTTTTGCGGAAATGGCGCAACGATAATTTTGATGATAAAGACAAATTAGAGGAAGTAACCGTTATGACCGACACCCTGGGGGGATTAACAAAGGGGAAATACGGCTGGGGGCATGATGTAGCGTATTATAAGCGGCAAAATCATGGCCACATGGAAGTATTCGCCCACGCGGTTACTATTGCAAAGCTGGGTAACCAGCTGGGAAGCGAACATGAGGCCCTGAAAGCGTTAATAGACGAAATGAAAGTTTATGGTTTACAGTGGTTGAAATGAGTAAGACATTGCCCCCAAACCCTGTTTTGGTTCATCCTTATAAACGATTTTTTTATTTTCCTTTAAAGCCTGGGGTACCAGTGTTTCCATAATAAAGGGGATGCCGAAAAATTCAGCCCCGGCAAACAATTCCTTATCCGTTTGCCCGGTTAAAGCCAAATATTTATCCAAATTTGCTTTGATTGTTTGCTTTGATGCCATAGCAGAAAAGTAAAAAAGTTTTTTTACTTTTTTTTATTTATTTATTTGGTGTATGGTTTATTTTACACCTATCTTTGATTTATAAAACACCCCCAGTTATGAATTACATTAAAAAGTTAGAAGCCCAGGTTACAGATTTAAAGGAAAACCAGGTGCAGGTTGAAACCATGTTAACTGAATTACTGGCCTACCTAACCCTGGATAAATTTACCAGCAGCATGGAAAATAATTATGTAAACGCCCAGGAAATGAAGGGCAGAATTTACGAAATAAGAAACGCAATAAACGCCGGTTAAAATAACCGGTTTTTTTTTTGAAATAAATTTGGAGTGTATGCGAAAGTGTACACTATCTTTGTATAACAAAACCAATAAAAACACCACCGTTATGATTACTGAAATTAAAAATGAAGCCGGAAACGTAATTGCAGTTGTTACCCCAGGTGCAGCCTGGCTGATAGCTGAATTTAAAAAATTAGGGTATGAGTTAAAAATTTATACTAACCTAAGAGGCCAATTGTGTGCAAACTGCACTAAGCAAAGTGCAAAAATGAAATGGCCAAAAAATGTATTTTCCTTTTTTTATGGCAGCAATTTAAACAGGGCAAAAAGCCTGGTGGAAACCCTGGCTAAATGGAATGCATGGGAGCAAAGAAAACAGGATAATAAAGCAGAGAAAAAACAGGCCAGGGAAAATTTTACAAACCCTTACCAGGTGGGCCAGGTTTTCTATGATTCCTGGGGTTATGACCAAACCAATGTTGATTTTTATCAAATTGTGGAGGTAAAACCTAAAAGTGTGGTATTACGCGAAATAGCCAGTTTTTATTTGGATGGCAGCCGGGTAAAACCAATGCCAGGAACCTTTACAGGGGAGGCCAAAATTAAGCCCATACAGCTGAGGGTTTATGATGGCAAAGCAAACCATTACATAAACGGGGAAAGGGGCAGTATTAGCCTATATGATGCAGGTGATAAGGGTTTATATTATTCTACTTACCATTAACAAACCAGGCCTGGGGGTAACAACCCAGGCCTTAAATAAAAAACACATGAAAAAATATAATGTTTACTACACAATTGACAAAGCAAAACGCCAACACTATTTTTTAATAGATGCCACCAGTGAAACCGGGGCCCGGTTAGAGGCACAAAAAAGAATTAAAAAACTGCAGGATGCAGGCAAACCCGGCCCATATACAATTATTAAAGTAGAACTTTCACAGGGGTTTTACATTTAACCACCAGGCCTGGCAAATAAGCCAGGTTTTTTTATGCCCCCTGGTACCAGGTAAAAATATTTTTAAAATAAAATTTGTGTATGTTATTTCTTACACATACCTTTGATGTATCAAAATAAAAAAACATGACAAACGAAACACTAACAGCGACAATGGTAAGGATGGTAATTTTAGATGCTATTTCTAAAGGCCACATAAACGCCACACAAATGATGGAATACATGAAAACCCAGGCTTTTTTTGATGCAGTAGCATTATACAAACAGTTATACCACGAAACTTTTTAACCACCAGGCCTGGGGATAACCCAGGCCACAAATTTTTAAAACATGACCAAAGAAATGAGCAACGAACAAAGAGCAGCCTGGAAAGCAGAAATGGAAAAACGCAATGGGATTAAAACCACCCACCTGGTAATATTTGAGGGCAGGCAATTTGAAATAAGGGGGTACCATGAGTTAAGATATTTGCATAATTCAAAATTTACATACCAGGTATGGACAAAGCAGGATGAAAATAATTCGCATGGCCTAACCATTACACCTGGTAAAAAACTGGGGCAGATTTTCCGGGAATTAATAACCAGGGTGGAAAAATCAGAGGCAAACGGAAAAAAATACAGGGCCTTTGAAAATGCATACACCGCCCTGGATAATGCAGGAAAAATCAGTGATAGCCGTTTTGCGTATGCCAGGTTTGTGATAGGCTACAATTTAGGCGACTATTATAATTTGTATTGGAGGTTTGATGATAGCCCCACCGGGGTTTTGTGTGTGGGGGCCTGCAGTGCAGTGGAATGGGAGGAAATAAGCCAGCTGGTAGGGCAGAGCCACAACTATTTAGAGCCCCGTTAAATGACCTGGGAGCCTGGCAAATAAAGCCAGGTTTTTTTATGCCTAAAATTTATTTTAAAAAAGTTTTGGTGGAATGATTTACTTACACTTACTTTGTGTAACAAAACCAAAAAAAACATGACAACTTATTTTTCAGTAAACGAGGCATTTGCAAAAGGAACAGGCGATAATTTTTTTGAGAATAACGGCAAATACATTGCTATTAGCCGCCATGCTGATGTTAGCGAAATGGAGGCCCAGGGGTTTAGGTTAATGCAATATGAGGAAGTTATAAAGGCCACCAGCGTATTAATAGCCACTGCAGAAAATAACGGCAATGTGCAGCTGAGGCAAAATAAAAATATTTGGTGGATGATAAGCCCCAGCACCGGAATGCATTGTGTAAAAAGTGATACCTACAGCGAAAGGGTGAAAGCCCACTGGGAGGGGTTTAAAACCAACCAAACGAAATAAAAAAAATTAACCCTGGTAAAACACCAGGGTTTTTTATTTAAAAAATTATTTTTCCTTTTTGATTGTGGAATAAATAAGTTACACTATATTTGTGTAACAAAACAATAAAAACAAAACACATGAAAGCAACAGATTTAAAAATAGGCCAAAAGTTAACCCTGGTTTTCCGCGCAACAGTTACAACAGCCAGTTTAAAAAATGATGATAGGAAAGCAGTTGTAAGGGAAATTGAAAACATAGTGTATAATTCTAACGGCAATATTTGCCACCTGTTTTTTAAGGGTATGAAAAGCGAATTTAGGCCGTCAAATGGCGAAGATTTTTATTTATATGCAATTACAGGCCCGACCAGGGAATATATAATAGTTGATTAAAATGAAGCCCCGCAAACCAGCGGGGTTTTTTATTTTATTTATTTGTGTATGTAAAACCGTACACCTATCTTTGTGTAACAAAAATAAAAAACATGGCAAATTTAGAAGTAGCGACAGAGATTTTAAACCAGCTGGGAGGCAAAAGGTTTTTAGTAATGACAGGCACCAAAAATTTAATGGGTGATACCAACAGCCTTTCAATGCATTTGACCAGGAACAAAATGAAAGCAAAGTATTTGAAAATTGAGTTGATGGGTAATGATACCTACACCATGACATTTTCCACCATGCTGGGTTTTGAGCACATTATTATCGAAACCATTACAGGGGTTTACAATGATATGCTGCAGAATATTTTTACCAGCAAAACAGGCCTTTACACTAAATTTTAAAAACGGGGGCCCCCGACCAAAGGGGGCCCAAAAAATACCAGCCATGAAAACGAATATAAAAACAATTAAAATTACAATCCCAAATGAAGGGGTATTAAAAACGCTAACCACCACACCCACCCTGGCAGGAATTACCAGGTTAAAATTAAAGGTGGGTGAAAATATCGAAAGGGTTAACCATTACCAGTACAGCCAGCTGGTTAGATTGTACCCCATAGCGGGGGCCCAGGTGGCAGAAATTTTACCAGTTAAACCGGATTAAAAACCCGGTTTTTTTATGCCCCTGGTACAATTTTACTTTTATTCCATTCCCTTATTAACCTATAGTAAACCTGTTCACGTTTTAATATTAGGTTCTCTTCGCATTCCAGCCGGGTTTGTTCAGTTTTAATAATGTGCTCAATATCCACCGGTAAATTTTTTAATGGAAAGGTTTTTTTATGTGTTTCGTTTTTTGCCATGCTGGCAAAGGTAACCCCAGGTTACCTGCATTTTCCACCCTGGCAGGTGGAAAATATACCTTAGACCCCCTAAAGCCGGATTTATGGCCATTGAAAAAAACTGGTTATTACTTACTAATTACACCGGGGTTTTACAAATTGTACCCCTGGGAAACAGGCCTTTTTTTGAGGCCCAAAATAAAACGGTTAAGAAATACCAATATAAATTCAGGGAAATGACGTACCAGGATGCAGTTGATTTTGTTGAAAAACACAATGGACGCGACCCCGATTTTATGACACCGGCCCGGACAGCCAGTATTTTAAGTGATAAGGATAGGCAAATTGAGGATTTAAAGGCCCAGCTGGCAGCCCTGCAGGGCCCACATGATGGAATGATTACAGCCAGCCCCATGAAAGTACCGGAGGGCCTAAAAGGAGCCCCACAGGCCCCGGAAAACACCCCGGTTATGAATATACCGGAAAGCAACCAGGTAACAGCCAGGGGGCCAGGGAGGCCACGACAAACCCCGGCAATGGAACCGGCAAACAGTTAACCACGATATTTTTTTAATAAAAAATAGCCCCAGTAATTATGGCACAATTCGGAAACCTTTTAAAAAGCCTGGCAGCAAAAGCCGGTATTAAAGTGGATGATGAAACACTAAAAAAAATTTTAGGTTTTGCCGATGTGAGCCAGTTAGAAATACCCGATGAATTTAATACAGCCCTGGAAGGGAACCTATTAACGGTTGATTCAGCCAGCGCAAATACTGAGGTTAGGAGGAAATTAATTGCTGAGGCCCTAAACGGGGCAGATAGCGAACTGGATAGAAGTGTTGATGAAATTGGTTTTGATGATGCTTTTAAAGGTGAGTGGAAGCAAATAACCAGAAACACTAATGAAAAAATCAGAAAGCTATCTAAAGCAATAAAGGAAAGGGAGGCAAAAATTAAAGCCGATGCAGAGGCAGGCAATAAAAAAGACCCTAACGCAGAGGCCCAATTAAACGCCCTGAAAGCCCAAATAATTGACCTTAATAAAAACCTGGCAGATGCCAAAACCACCCACCAGGTGGAAGTTGATAATTTGAAAGCCCAAAACCTACAGGACAAAAAAGATTTTCATTTAACGAACCTTTTAGCCAGCAAACCCCTACCAAAAAACGGGATTCCTGCAGAGGTTAACATTTTAACGGCCAAAACCCTGATACAACAGGAAGCGGCAAAAAACGGCCTGGTAATTAACTTTGATGCTAATGGCCAGCCGCAATTAAAACAACGCAAAGACGGGGCAGAGATTGACTATTTTATAGACAATAAACCCGTTAACTATTCCAGTTTTGTGGATGGTGTACTGGCACAAAATAAGTTTTTACAGGTAAACGACCCAAACCCCGATAATGGTGGCCAGGGTAACAACCCGCAGCCAGGAACCCCACCCCCAGCAGGGGCCAAAACTAACCAGGGAGCCGTCAATAGTATTGATGCCCAGCTGGCCATGTTAAACGGCCAGGTTTAGGCTGCACCCAGTTTTCCAAACCTTTTATTTTTTATGGCAAACGGTTTTTTGTGTGCCCTGATGTTAACCAGTAAACAGGTTTTTCAGGGTGCCAACCCCAGCGAAAAAATAACCCCCCCAGGTTATTTAGAAATGTTACTGGCCAATACCCAGCCTAACATTATTTCCAGCAGTATGGCAGATGGTAGCGGCCACATTCGTGATGTAGTTATAAAGTACAGGCCCAGGGTACCAACCGGTAAAAGCCACACAGCTGATGATTGTAGCATACAGGCCAGCCCGGTTTATAAGGAGGCCACAATTCCAGCCCTTTTATTCAGAAAATACGGGGTTTTTATTGATTATACCACCATTGCGAAATATGAAAAGGAGGCCAGCCAAACAGTTAACCTGGGCAGGCCAGCGCCCCCCCAGGGCATACTAATGGAAATTTATAACGCCATTGTGGAAAGTGCAAACGGCCTTTTCGGGGATATAAACAACGATTTATTAACCCTGGCAGCCGCCAATTTTGGAACCAATGTTACTACAGGCAACAGCACCGCCAAACCAATAAATTTCCCATTATCAACAGCTACAAACCCATTAAACCAGGGAGTAACTATGTTAATGAGTGATGTTATGGAAAACGAAATACAGCCCAATGAAACCACGATAGTGGGCAGCGGGTTAATTAACAACGTTTACCTGCAGGCTAATTTTAATACAGCCAACACCACCCAGCAGAACTACCCAAATAATTTTCCCCCGTTTTTTTACGACCCATACGCCGGGGCCAAATTTGGTGCAAACCAGTTTGGAGTATTTGAAAGGAATGCAGTGCAGCTGGTGAACGTTAACAAATTTGCCGGGTTTATTGGAGGGGATAAAATGAGTACATTTTTGTTCACCCTGGAATTACCAGTTAAAGACAGCCTGGGCAGAACAGAATTGCAAAAATTCACCTTTGACGCCCAGCTGAGGCATATTGATTGCCCCACAGAGGTGGAAATAGGCAGCGCCGGCCCTTACGGGTACCCAGGCCTGCAAACAGTTGACAGGGGATGGGTTTTGGATATCATGGCAAATTACAACCAGGTAAACATTGCTGATGATGCCTATGATGCCACCGACCGGTTAACCGGCAATAATGGAACGTTACGTTATGAAGCCACAAATACATAATTAACGGGGCACCCATTGACATTGGGGCCCTGTTTAATTTTCTATCCAATGGAATGCCTGAAAAATTACATACAGATTGAAGGGTGCAGCGCCCCGCCATACATAGTGGAGGGGGTGGAAATGGAGGCCAGCGGCCTGTTTATAAATGTTGATTTACCCATTAGTTTACAGGAAATTGATTCGTTTGCAGACGGGGAGCAATTAACGTTTTTACAGGTTTGGGATGAAGTGCAAAACCGGGGCATAAAGAAATTTATTAACCGGGTAAGGGCTGGTTATATGGAATTATTCAGGGTTTGTTTTATTGAGGAAGCCTGGTTTTGTGAAAACAAAGAACAGCTAAAATATGCCCTACTTTATTTTTTGGGGGTTGAATTGATGTTGGAAAAAATTTATACCATTCGCATTAATCGGTTTACCAGGGGATTTGATAAAGTAAGGGCCCAGGAAATGAGGGATGATTTTCAGGCAGAGTTTATAACATATTTAAAAAGCGGCCTGGAAGCCATTGGCCATGATACCAACAGCCAGCAGGGTGGAAATATTTATTCAATGGTGGAGGTTTTGCCATGATACTGGTGAAAACGACTATAGGGGATTTTATGACCAACTTTAAAAAGAAGTTGTTAAGCCCTGAGCAAACGGATAAAATGGTTAGAACAGCGGCCACCAGTGTACTGGGATTGATGAAACAACGCATACACAAAAACGGCCTGGATGCAACATTAAAACCCATTGGTTTTTATTCCAAAGGGTATATGGTTTTACGAACCGGGGCATTTAAAAACGCCAAACGTACAAAAACAGGAAAAAACGCCGGTAAACTAAAAGATGCTGGCATGTTTACGAAAGGGCAGAACGCCACCAGCAGTGTAAAAACCAGGAAATTAAACAGCCCCCGGCCCAGGTACAACAGGACAAACGACCCCAAAATAATTGCCAGTTTGACCAGGCAAATGGAAAACGATTTTAAAGTGATTGCAACCGGCCCCAATAGTTATGGCCTGGGATTTAGCAACAGCCACAATTATGACAAAAGCCAGTGGGTGGAGGCCACCTATAATAAGAAAGGCGAAATATTTTCACTGAGCCCGGATGAAATAAAAATTGTAGAAAACACAGTGCAAAAATTTACAGCTGATGCCATTACTTAATAAAATAGTAAATGATATAAATGAAGCCTGGAAAAATACAGCGTTAACGTGTGGCCCGTTATGTGATTGCACTAATATTTTGCACCCCCTGGCAGAAACAATGATTGATAGCAGCCAGGCGGCCCAAAACATTTTAACCACATACCCTGGCATTGCTGATTTTAAGGGGGAGGTTTTAATGATTGATGTAAATGATAGTTATGATTTAACGCTATTTCATAAACTGGAAACAATTGTTAACACCCTGGTTTTAAATAAAGGGTACGGGGATAACCCAGGCGAACTGCAGGAAGCGGCCAGCATGGCAGTTATAGTAATTGCATGGAAAAGCAAAATAAAAATGGAGGCCCATGAACTGGAAGCCAGGTTAAAAAATAGCCTGCCATTGATGCCACTGAAATACAAAAATGAAGATGGGCACACAGTGCAAACCAGCCGGTTAACAGCTGGGGCCAGTACGTTTGATAAAACGGCCCTTTTACAAAGGGAATATACCAGGGTTGAATTGAATTTTCCCGACCTGATTTTATTTGAAATGAAATATTTGGTTAACAGCACTTACAAAAAAGAGTGTTTAGAAATATGTAAATAATTTTTTAAAAAACAAAACTTTTTATCATGGCATATTCTGATTATTACACCGCATGTAGTGATGATATTGACCCCCATTTTTGCGCCGATTGCGACAGCCCGACAGAGAAAGGCAGAATACGCCGGGGGGGATGGTTACGCCATGCAGCATACCCAGCCGTAATGGTTGACCCAACCAGCGCAGCTGTTTGGAATACTGCAATAGCTGCAGGGGATTTTATTGTATTGCCTGAATTATCGGGAACCTTTGACGGAGGGGCCCCAAAATACGGCCCAGGGTTTGGCGACACCAAAGAAAAATTTTTAGGGGCAGATTACGCAGCCGTTATTAAAGACCCGTCATATAAAGAAAACTGGCCACATTACCGTTCTTTAGTGGGTAAAAGCAGCTGGCACCTGGTTTATGTAACAGAAACCCAGTTACATATTAGCGGGGTACCCGTTACAGTGGCACCAAAAAACCCGATTACGGAAAACGTTGATGATGATGTAATATGGGAAAGTGAGGTTAAATGGTTTGAAACCTTTACACCAGCGCCACATGATGCACCTATGGAAATTTTCACCTGCACACCAGGCGAAGGGGGAGCCGTTACCACCTTTGAATTTATGACAGGCAGTAAAGCCACTGAGGGCATAGATAACGATGATGTAAACGCCGGCAGTACCAACACTGGCACCAGTGGCCAGGATATTGTTGCACCGGATGGAGCATTTGCAACCGCCGGCCCGGAATTTTGTTTTATGGCAGAACCATTAACGGAACCGGCAAAAACGACCTGGTATAATACCGCTATTAATAACGGGGATATAGGCCCAGGCGAAACATTCGAGGTAGCAGATAGCGCCCCCTGGAGGATTTATTACACCACAGCGGCCACAGAGTTTACCGGCCCAGTGGAGTTTAGATTACCATAAAAAAACGTTTAAAAGGGCTGGTTAAAACCCGGCCCTTTTTTGTAAAACGTTTCACATGAAACCTTATTAAAATATTTTAATAATGGGAATAACTATAAACGGCACATTTGATGTAAAATGGCCCACCCTGATTGATGCCCGAAGCGGCCAGCAGGATGGCAGTGCAACAGTGCCCTGGGATAGTACCGCCCAGGCATTAGCGGGTTTACCAATACCATACAGGGCAGAGGGCCTGGTAATATTTGTAAGGAACAGCCCAGCCCTGGAATGGTGGCAATTTGTGGAGGGGGTGGAAGATGAAAACCTGGAAAAAATAAATTTTGGGGGGGCCAGTACACCAGCGACCTATAAAGTTTATTCGGCCTGGTTAACCCAAAGTGGAACAGCGGCCCCAGTGGCAGTGGCCCAGGAAAATACCCTGGGGGCAACGGTAACCTGGTTTAGAAATGGGGAGGGGGAATATTATTGTGAATGCACCGACAAATTTACCCTGGGTAAAACTTTCATTTTACATGGGGATAATAAATTTAGTTTATGGGGCACCAGTGCCAGGTACCCAACATTTAAAACCGTTTCCGATGGCACCACCATAAACCTATTTATTTATAAAAGTGATGGTGATACAACCGGGGGGGATGGCTATTTACAAATTTTTGTAGAAATACGGGTTTACACATAAAATTTTTTATTATGCCCATAGTAATAAACGGAACTTTTGATGTAAGATGGCCCACCTTAATTGATAAACGCATGGGCCAGCAGGATGGGAGCCATACAGTGCCCTATAATGACACCGCCCAGGCATTAGCAGCCTTACCAGCGGCCTATAGGGCAGAGGGCCTGGTTATTTACGTTAGGGCCTTAACGGGGCTGGAATGGTGGCAATTTGTGGGGGGTATTGAAGATATTAATTTAAAGAAAGTTGATTTTTTGGGAGGTACCACCGGGGGAGGGGGTACCCCCAGCAAATTTGGTAAAGCGGGTGAAGATGCAACAGCTACAGAAAACAGGGCTTTTAGTTTTGGAAGTGCCTATAATATGCAGTTAAGTGGGGCAAAACCAAACTTTGCACTTTTTACAGTTAACAGCACCGGCCAGGGAAGTACCGCCATTGCTGGCATGGCCATTGGTGATGTGGCCAGGGGGGTTTATGGTTATGTTAACGGGGGAGGTACCGCCATTGAAGGTTATGCAAATTCCAGTGAAATTGCCGGCACCTTTAGAACCGGCAGCGGTAACGCATTATCATTAACCCAGGCAAACCATAGCGGCGAGCCTTTGATTTTTGCCACCATTTCGGGGGGTGGAGCCGTACCAATACCGGCCATAATAATTAGGCGGCCAATTGACCTGGTAGAAAATGGCATGGGCCTTTCCATAAATTTTAAATTACCAGTTATGTGGAATGAAGATGAGGTTAACCAATTCAGGGAATTTGAAATAGTAAAGATTATTGCCAGCAATTTGGATAGGGAAATGTTTACAGGCCAGGGGCAATTTATTTTACAGGTTAGAGATGGCGGGGATGATTCGACAGGTGATTGGACGGCCTTCATGCGTGATGTTTTAAAAATAGACGGAAAGGGGCATTTTGATTTAAGGGCAGGCAGCCTGGTAAATGCGGCCAGTGATGCAGCAGCAGCCGGGGCAGGGGTACCGGTTAACCGATTATACAGAAATGGAAGTGTGGTAATGTATCGTGTTTCCTAACCTATAAAAAAAAAATTATCATGGCACTAATAACGTTTATCTGTTTTGCAATGGTTTTTGTATTTAACGTAATGCAGAAACTTTATGAATGGGCACAAAACCCCGCTATAAAAACCCTGATGATTTTTGAAATTTTTAAGGCCCTGGCGGGAATAATCGGGTTTGGTTTACTGATTTTTAAAATACTGGCATGAAGAAAATAAAACTTTCTTACCAGGTGCCCGAAGATTGCCAGGCCAGTGCTGATTTGCTGGCCCCTGATGGTGGCATAGTTAGAAACCTATGGAATTTTAAACCATTAAAAAAAGATACCCCATACACAGAAATTTTAAATGATTTAAACGATTTACCCACCGGCACCAATTACAAAATAAGATTAACCAGGAACCGGATAAAAACCACATGGCTGGGGGTATTTGGTAACACCGGCACAAAGGAAACCGGCCCCACTGTTTTAAACAGTTTACAACAGGCCCAGGATTTTGCAGCGGGTAAAGATTTTTATTATTACCCCACCGGGTACAATGAGCAAAAAACCAGCTGTTTTAAAATGCTTAAAACAAACACCGGGGAAGCATTTAAAATATTTGATAAAGGGGGCCTGAATGGTTTACACGTTGTAACAAAAAATGGCCTGGTTTATTGGGCTGGGGTGGACACCTACAAACAAAAAAGTTATGCAATGGAGTTTGTTGAAAGGTGGGTGGATAAGATGCAACCATTAAAAACCGCCCTGGTGGATTTTCCCGAAGATATGGAGGCGAAAATTAGGGCACATGGTAGTTATGCGTTTGTTGCTGCAGGTGATTTATTCGGGGGGTATAAAAAGCCAACTTATAACAAAGCCGGTTTTACTGCCTGGGTAAGTACCTATTGCATAAAAGATACCTGGTGCCAGTGTTTGGCAGGGATTTGGGCCACTAACGAAAGTGATGATAAGGAGGTAAATTTTTTATTTGGAAAACCCTACAGCCCATACGCCGGCAGAACCTTTGCCAGCCTGATAATTAATGAGGGGGATTATTCAGATATAACAGGCCTGGCAGTTAGTGAAAATTTTATTTATGCTTCATTTGGTGGGAGGGTTTGGGGCCTTAATAGCGCCGATTTAATACGGGTTTACACGTTAGAGGGAAAGTTAGTAAATGAGTTTAAATGTGATACCCCCAGGAAATTAATTGTGGTGGAAAATCATTTGTATTACTGCAGCCGTAAAAGTATTTTAAGGGCAGAAATTGACAGCGCCGGGAATATAACCCCTGATGGAAAAATGTTCAGCATGGAGGATGAATGGGCCATGATGGATGTGGAATATAATAAATTAACCGATACCATTTTAACTGCCAGCAGTGATGGTTTAATACGGTATTATGACCGGGATTTAAACGTAAAAGATAACAAAGGAAACCCGGTACCCTATTGGGATAACCCCAGGGTTTATAATGACAAATTTTACTGGGAGGATTGGCGGCTACAGTGCGAATGTTTTTTATGTATTGATGATGGGTTAATGTTTATAGGGGATGGGGGAAACAATAGGATTCAGGTTTTTAACCTGGCCTTTGAATATCAAAAAACAATTTCCTGGTTAAGTACCAGTTACCATGTAAGTGCAGTGGATAACAGGGCATTTAATGAGTACCTGGAATTTATTTTGGATATAACCGACACAAAAAAATTAAAGTGGGAACTGGTTAATAATTGGGGGTACCATGCCCAGGGGGAATGGGATAATATGTATTACAAATTGGATATGCCATTTGTGATGGAGGGCAAAACATACGCCACCATGCAAAGTTTAGGGGGCAGCCAAAAAAAGGCCCTGGTACAATTAGACCCTGATTATGGTATTAGATACCTAAACGAAATAACCACCCCGAGCAAAGAAAGAACGCAGATTTACCCTGATGGCTGCATTTATTATGACCAAAGTGGGGCAAATATAAAAGTTACAAAGCAGCAACTTTTACAGATTAACCAGGATGGAACATTTAAATGGGCAGCCCCAGTGGTACGGGTAAACAGCGAAGCCAAAAAGCCGGAAAATGCACAAAACAACATGAGCAAACGAATATTTGAAACCGGGAAAAATGAAGCCGGGGAGGATATCATGTTTGTTTATAACGCCAATAAAACGGAAACCGGCCCCCATTTAACCAGCCTGAATATTAACACCGGTAAATTTTTAGCAAATGGTTTTCCCAGCACCCATGCAGGCTACAGCGGGGATTATAAAAATGATGCGTTTGATATTGGTAATGGGGTAGTGTACCCAGGGGGGCAATATATAGCAATTGAGGGGTTAATTTTTTGCAATTATCATGGGGAATTTTGGGCAGCTGGCCAGGTGAACAAATGGCACATTTTCGACACCAATTTAGTAGCCCTGCACACCTATGGCACCGATATAAAAACCATTCGTAAACAGGGTTTACCCCAGCCGGCACACATGACAGCTGGAAACAGTTTTAGTGGTAACGTTATAAGGATGGGCCCGTATTTGTTACTGGTGCACAATGATGAGGGCCAGCATGGGGGAGGGCATGGGGTTTTAATTGAAAATTGGGATAGTGTGCAAAGGGCTGAATTTTCGGCCACCGTTTACAATGCAATAGAAAACCCATACATTATTTGGCCCCTGGCATTGTTGCCCAAATGGGGCCCCCTGGTTAATGGCCAGGCAGGGTGGACAATGTACCCCGAGGGGGGTTATAATATAGCCGCAAACAACAGATATTCAGTTGATGCAGGGGAAAAATATTTGAGCCTAACCATACCCAGTGATATACACGTTTATTTTAGGACACTGCAGGCCCGTTGTATTGTTAGTTACCCATTGAACCCGGTAACAGCGGCCCGTTATGAAATGCATGGATGGACAAATTATGAGGGCAATTACCACAGCCGGGATGGCGGCAAAACAATGGCCAATAAAGTGCAGATTTTAGATGATACCGGCCAGGTGATTTTTGAAATGTGGCCAGCTATAGATTATGCAAAAAGAATAGTTACCCTGCACATGAACCAAAGCATAATTTTTACTTTGCCGGAAGGTGAAGCCGGAAAAATACTAAATTATTTCAGGGCCTTTTATGTGTGGGTAAGGAATGGAGTTTTAACCGCGAAATTCCATAATTACCCCATAGTTAACCTGGGCAGGGTAACCACGAAAGCGGCAATTTTTAGGGTATTAATGTATAATACAACAGCCACAACATTTGACCAACATTTAAGCCTGGCAAACCTAAGATTTACCAGGCGATAAGGATGGGCCATTTTATTTACTTTTTTGCAAAAAAGGAATTGAGTGAAAATGAGATTCACATTTTAATTGAAGTAGTTAAGGCCCTGGTTACATTATTAGTTTTTTTAATTATATGGAAGAGGAAAAAGAAGCGGGAAAAGAAAATTGATAAACATATTGAGGACGCAGAAAAAAAGGAACTTTGATTTTTATAAACATTTAAAACAAAAATTTGTATGGAACCGTTCAAAGCATTAATTATTCCATTGATGGCCCCCACAGAGCCACCACCGGACGGAGGCGAACACCCCAGCCATGATTTACCTTTATTCCCATTTGTGCCCATTGTTATACCCCCAGGGGGCCAGTGGCCAGGCGAACCACCAACAGGGGGAGGGGGTGAAAGGCCCAGCATTGATTTGCCATTATTCCCATTTAACCCCATTGCAGGTTTTGACCCAATACATGGAACATGGCCCGAAGCACCAACACCCCCCGACCCCAACGCCCCAACACCCAGCCACCCCATTAATTTACCGCCCAGTGAGAATGGCTGGTGGGTTGAAGTTTATGTGCCTGGTATTGGGTGGAGCTGGGTGGCATTTAGCCCAGGCGGCAAACCACCTGAAAACACTATGCCCCAACCTAAATAATTTTTTCAACCACAAAACAAATTTTAAAATACCCATATATGAAACGAGCAGCGGTAAGAGTAATAAAAGGAGCCGGTTTAATATTTGAGGAAACGTTTGAAGGTTTGCAATATTTTCCGGTTAACCAGGATGAAAAGCCCACCAGTAATACAGTACACGCCATTGAAAATAATGGTTCAGCTGATGCATTAAGTTTTCCGGTTTACGCCGGCACCAAAACAGCCAGGTTTAGATTGAGTAAAGATGAACCTTTATTTCAGGGGGAAACATACAGAACAGAGGTTACAATAGTAAAAGCCGAAGATGATAGCCGGGTAACTGCAAACAGCTGGTACGGATTTAAAATTTTATTCCCCAAAGCAGGGGGGGAACCCGATACACGAAAAAGCAGTATAAACCAATGGTTTGAAGATGGCGGCAATGAGTTAACACTAAGAACCATGAACGGGGCAGCATTTATGGAACTGGAAACAGGAACCAGCGTTTACCAGTGGGATTTATACAGCGATAAAGCAGGCATGGAAGCCGATAACGTAGCGGCCACATTTGCAAAACACCCCCTGGAAGAGTGGGCCCAGTTTACGTTTAATATTAACCATAAATTGGATGCCAGCGGATTTATAAAGATTTACCGCAATGGGGTTTTAATACATGAGTACAGCGGCCCCACCATTCACCTGAAAATACCAAAATGGAAAATGGGTATTTACAGCAGTTTTACAAAAAGTATATTACCATTTAAGATAGTATATTTTGATGATGTAAGAGTTGGAAACGACCAAAGTAATTTACAGGAAATGTTAGGAGCCGCCCCAATTTCCGAAGCCCTTACCGTTTTAGCTGATAATGATTTTGTAGTGGAGGCACCCATTAAAACTGCAGTATTTCAAACCATAATTGGTGGCATGGCAAAGGCAGGTATTTATAATGTGAAAGTAACCGCCACTGGCCCCGACAGCGCCACCGCCACTGATGAAATGAAAATAGCAGTTAAGCCAGTGGAAGTGATACCACCGGAACCCCCCGAGCCAACAGGCGACCCCATACAGGAATTTATTTTAATTGATGCTGGTTTAGATAGCGAAATAGGCCCAATGGCTGAGGGTGGAAGCTATAAAATACCAGCCAGCAAAAAATTAAACATAAAGGTTAATGTTACAGCTGAGGTGGCAAAAGTGGGTTTTGTTTGCACCGGCCCCACTGGCAAAAGCAGCACTGATAAAGGGGCCCCATTCAGTTTGCATGGCGATACAGGTACCAGCCCGGTAAATTATTATTATGGAAACTGGGGCCCACCGGGGGCAGGGGCATACAAACTGGTGGCAACGCCATACAATGCAGCCGGCACAGCACTGGCCAGTAAAACCATTAATTTTTCCTTTACAGCATGATTTTGGGGATTACCATTTTATTACTAATAATTGCCGGCCTGATAACCCAGGCTGGCAATTATAAAAATGATAAGTAAAAATGGAAGATGAAATTTTAGTATATGACCAGGCAGTAAAATGGGATATAAAAGAAAGGGAATATAACACCAGTAAAAGTATTGGGTTTACCCTTTTTGACCCCAATATACCGGAGGGCCTGGATGGTGCCATAATAAAAATGTGGATTAAAAAACCAGGTACCAAAACCCCTGCAATGGAACTAACCACCACTGATGGCCAAATATTAATTACTGATGTGATAGCCTGCAAATTTTTGATTACACCAGTTTTTTTGGATATACCGGCAGGGGGTTACGTTTACGACATTAAAATTTTTTATGCAGGGGGCCAGCAGCATACCAGGTTTGAGGGTAAATATGAAATTTGTAATACAGCTACAAAATGTTAATGCTAATTGATGCCACAATAGAGCCGGTAATTAATAAAATTACTGCAGCCATTGAAACGGATGGCCAAACTATTAACGCCATTATTCAGCCTATTAATGAAACCGTACATGCCCAAATAATTAACACCGGCCCCCCAGGCCCAACAGGGGCCCCAGGGCCAGCCGGCCCCCCAGGCGAACCAGGCGAACCAGGCGAACCAGGCGAACCAGGCGAACCAGGGCCAGCGGGGGAACCAGGCCCAGCAGGCGAACCAGGGCCACCTGGGGCCACTGGCAATACTGGTGGAAGTACCACATTATTTGAATACGTTTATGCAACAGCAACCACCCCGCCACCAGTAGCGGGTACATTTAGGAGTGATGGCGCAACAGCGGCCAGCAGTACAGTAGCCTGGATTAACCGGTTAGATATTGGCAATGCAGATAGGAAAATATTTTTATTGACAGCTAAAGCAGGGAGCATTTTTTACATACAGGATATTGATGATAGTTCAATTTATGCAAAATACCAGTTAACATTTGATGCATTTGATGAAGGTGATTACATAACATTGAATTTACTTTTTTTAGAAGGTTCAGGGGCACTGGTAGGAAATAACCGTTGTTTATTGGGGATTATGGTGCAACCCAGTACCCCAGGCTGGCAGGCCGTTTTAGATGCAAACAGCATTTTAGATAAGAATAACACAATAACACTGGCAGGGCATAGCCTAACATTTAATGAGGGCAGGGTTTTGGTAAATGGGCCTGCAGCTATTGACCATGTAATGCACATTACAGGCCATACCAGTAAAACATTTTTGGTGCAATCTGATGACCCGTTAGGGTGTAATATTCGTTTTAAAAGTACCAGCGCAAATAAAACCTGGGAGTTATGTGCAATAGGAGCCGGCAGTACTTACGCAGCCGGCACCCTTTTATTTTATACGAATGAATTAAATGTGGGAGCCCTGGCAATTACCCAGGCGGGTAATGTTTGCATAGGCCACATGGCATGGCACGTTGACAGTGCCAGCCGTTTAACCGTTAGGGGTAACGTTAGCATAGGCATAAATTACCGGAACACTGCAGCCCCCACCAACGGGTTATTAGTGGAAGGTATGACAGCCCTAACCACCACAGCGGCCACCCACACATTAACCCTGGGGAGTGCAGCCACCGGTATTGTATATTATAACACCACCGACCAAACCACCAATTTTGAAAGGGCCCGTTTTAGATGGGCCAGCAATGTTTACATATTAGACACTGAAAAGGGGGGCACAGGTACCGTTAGGGAAATACAATTGGGTGCAGCATTGAGGTTAAAATCTGATGGCAGCCTGGGGGTTAATACCGCCACTATTGATGGCAGCGCCATTGCCGATTTTGTAAGCACCACAAAGGGGGTTTTATTACCCAGGTTAGATAATACCCAACAGGCCGCAATAGTAACACCGGCCACCGGGTTAATACATATTAATACCAGTACCAACCGCCCAACGTATTACGATGGGGCAACGTACCAGGGATTGGCTTTTTTAACTGATGTGGCAGCGGCAGGCGGCCAAACGGAAGTGTTTACATGGAAGTACAGCACAAATACAGCTGCAGCCGACCCAGGAAACGGAAACTTTCGCATGAATAACGCCACAGCCAGCCTGGTAACGGAATTATATTTAAATGACCTTACCAATGATGTAATAATGGATATTTCAGCCATGTTTGCCCAGGTGCAGGGTAAATGGTTAATACATATTCAGCAGTATAATGACGCCACCAAATTTGTGCAGTTTAAAAGCCTAACAGCGTACACCGATAATTCGGGATGGTGGACATTACCAGTAACCTATGTGCAAAGCGGGGCAGGGGGCCCATTAACGAATTTATTGAAATGTACCTTTGTTTTTGTTAACCAAAATGCTGCAACCGGGGGAGGGGGAACCACCTACACCACCAGCGCCCAGCTGGCCACAGATTTAACGGACGAAACCGGCACCGGGTTTGTAGTGTTTAATGATTCACCAACGTTTACAGGTAATGTGGGCATAGGTGCAGCGGCAACCGTTAGCCCGTTAGAAATAACTAACAATGGCCTGGGAGCAACAGCGATTAAAACCACCGGTATAAGTTTAGTAAATACAACACCGGCCACAGCTAGTGTTATACAATTTTCACCTGCAATTCGCCTATCTGGGAGGGGATGGAAAACAACGGCAACGGCTAGTTCAGGTATTAGCGAATTTATTATTAGTGTGCAACCTTCCTTAGTAGGTACCACAGCGGTATTAGGTAATTTATTAATACAATATGAAGGGCTGGGAAGTGCAATAAATACCGTTTTAAATTTATCTAGCCTGGGAACCATGACCATTGATGGGGGATTAACAGCGGGGGGAAGTATTACCCCAGGAACAACAAATTATTTTGGCCCTGGTGGGTATCGGCAGCAAACAAATTTAGAGAACAGCAATTTTTTTGTATCGGCAAACCAGGCAGGCAGTAGTTTTACAACGGCCCAGTTAATGTTAGGTGGTGCAGGCACCACCTGGATAAAAGCAGGAAGCAGAGGTTCAAACGCATTAACACCAGTGGCAAACAGCAGCGGGGCCCATTTGGTTTTTGGGCAGGCAACTATTTTAATGGCAGCTGGTACCCACCCGGTATTTGCCAATTTAGCATTAAAGCCCATTTTACTATCAACAGTGGCCAGCAGTACGGTAACAGCCAGCGCCACCCTTTATATTGAGGGAGCAGCGGCAAACGTAACTGGTGCCACTAATAATTTTGCTTTATGGGTTGATGCAGGCACCACCAGGCTGGATGGTAAATTGAATTTAGGAACCGCAACCAATTACGCGGATAATGCAGCCGCCCTGGCTGGGGGTTTGGTGGTAGGTGATTTTTACAGAACGGGGGGAGCCGTACAAATAGTTATTTAAATATTTTAATATATGGCAAACACAAACACAAAAGCAAATTTTGATTTTACTATTCAGGATTTGGAGGGTAACGAAATTATAAATATTGATGGCCCGGCAAACGCCGGTAAAATGCTGGCTAAGATATTTGCAGGCATGAGCAAAGGGGATATCTATAAAATTATGGAATGGGCCAGGGCATGTTACAGGGGGGAAACCATAGAGTTTAACCCCAAAGAAAAAAAAGATTTTCAGGAATACATTGAAAGCAACGAACAGTTAACCGTACTAAGTAAGGAGCAGATTTTAAACGTATTAAACGGGGTGGGGATGGCCCCAGGGTTAACAGCTGCAAAGGAACCCACCAACGGGGTGCAGGAAGTAAAAAAGGTAAAATAAAGTTTTGTTTTTATATGGGTTAATAGTAGGGGCCAGGGTTTTTTACCCGGCCCTTTTTTTATTTGGTTAGTAACCGGAATGCAGTACATTTGTGCAGTAGTTAAACTACCAATTGTAAACTTTTAAAAACCAAAAAAATGAAACTAAAAAAAGAAATTGTACAGAAAATTAATAATGTAGCGGCCAGGCGAAATATTGGCACCAGGTTAAACCTGAGCGACCAAACAGTACAAAAAACCTTAAAATTGAATGCTACAAATAACCGGCTAACCAGGGCTGATGCATTGCTGGCCATTAGCCAGGAAGTGAAAGTTAAAAACCTGCAGGATTTAATTGAGGCATAAAAAAAGGAGCCATTTGCGCGACCAAATGACCCCTAAAAGAAATAAAAAACACGACCAATAAGGAGCAAATATATGAAAAAACTAACTAGGGTATTTTTTCACCCGAAACCCAAAGCAACCCAAAAAATTAAACTGCAGGATGCAGTTGCAATTATTAAATTAACCTGGCATATTAAAAACAAAACAAAAAAATAAAAAACACCATGAAAAAAATTAGTTTGTTAGCACTGCACATGAGAAATTTTAAGGGCCTGGAAAACTTAGAGGTAATATTTGATGGCCATGATTTAGACATTTACGGGGAAAACGAAAGCGGAAAATCTACAATAGTAACCGGGTTTATTTGGTTACTTACTGGCAAAGATGAATTTAACCGGCAGGATTATGGAATTAAAAACACAGTTAAAAAAGAACTTAATTCACAGGCCCATGAAGTGGAAGCCGTTTTTGATGTAACAGGTAAGGGCCCGGTAAGATTGAAAAGGGTTTACCTGGAAGTTTGGACAAAACCAAAAGGGCAAAGTACCAAAGTATTTTCAGGCCATACCACCACATTTTATTTTAATGATGTGCCATGTAATGCCACAGAATACCAGGCTAAAATTGATGAAATTATACCAGCTGATTTAATTAGGCTACTTAGTAACCCCACCCATTTTACAGGCCTGGCCTGGCAACAGCAAAGGGCAGAACTTTTGAAAGTTGCTGGTGATATAACTAACGACCAGGTGATAAATGAACTTACCAAAGGAACCCAGGAAAGGAAAACGGATTTTACCACATTAAATTTTGTTTTATCCACTGGTAAAACATTGGATGATTACAAAAAAGAACTGGGAGCAAAGAAAGCATTATTGAAAAAGGCAGCCCTGGAATTTAGCCCCCGTATAGCAGAGGTAAAACGCAGTTTGCAAACTATTCCTGCAGCTGATTGGGAGCATTTACAGCGGCAAATTGATGATATTAATATTTTAATAGGTGATATTGATACACAGCTGGAAGATGCCAGCAAAGCAGCTGCAGCGGCAAATAAAGCCATAGTGGATAAACAGTTATTTATGTATAAAAGGCAGGGGGTTTATAATGACCTGAAAAATAAAACCCTGGTGGATTTACAGGCCAAACAGAATGCAAAAAATGGTGAATTATATAAACTGCACCATGATATAAAAACGGAAACCACCACATTAAACCAAAAAAGGCAACAGCAACAGGGCCAGCAAAAAAATATTGAAGCGTATAAATTAACCATTGAAACTTTAAATAACAGGATTGAAGGGTACCGGGGGGAGTGGAGGAAAATAAACGCCGAAACTTTTATTTTCGATGATGCAAAATGCCAGTGCCCAACGTGTGGCCAGCAGCTACAGCCGGAAACCATTGCGGAAAAAATGGAAACCCTGAAAGCCAATTTTTTGAAAGACCAAACCAGCCGCAAAAATTACCTGGTGGAACGTAGCAACCAGGTAAAAGCTGAAATTAACCAGCACCAAACCACCATTGACCTGATAAACGAAACCGATTTAACAGAGGATATAAAAGAACATGAAAACCAGCTGGAAGCCCTGCAGCATAAATTAAAAGAAGTGCCAGCGGCCATTACTGTAATGGATATTGAAGCCAGCGCCGAGGCCCTGTTAAAAGTTAATGAAGATGCATTATATCTACAGGACGAAATAAAGGCCCTGGGGGTGGAAATAACGGGAATGCAGGCAAAGGCCAGCCAGCCGGCTAATGAGGGCCTGAAAGCCACCAAACTGGCCCTGTATGAGCAATTAAAACCATTATTAAACCAGCTGGCACAAAAGGAAACTATTGAGTACAGCAAAAAGCGAATTACACAGCTGATGGAAGAGGAAAAAGCAAACGCCCAGGCCATTGCAGATGTGGAAAATTTGGAGTATGACATAGAAACATTTACCAGGGCTAAGATGGATATTTTAGAACACCGGGTTAACGCCATGTTTACCTATGTAAGTTTTCGGTTATTTGAAACCCAGGTTAATGGGGGTATTGCAGAAACCTGCACAGCTGAATACAAAGGGGTGCCATTCGCCATTTTAAATACAGCGGCAAAAATGTTATGCGGGGTAGATATTATTTACACCTTATCCAAATTTTATAAAATAGAAATGCCCATATTTGTGGACAACAGAGAAAGCGTTACAATGTTACCAAACAGAACCGGCCAGTTAATTAGTTTGTTTGTAAGTGAAAAAGATAAAACATTAAGGTTTGAAAAACCCACCAGTAAAAGCAGGAAAACTGCAGCGGCAAAGGAGGCGAAATTAATTATACATGAAGAGCCGGAAACATTCAGGGTAACATTAAACAGCGAACAAATAAAACAGCAACGCGATAACACAGCATATTAATTTTTTAACCAGTTTAATTTTTATTTTATGACAGGAAACACGACAGATTTAACACAGGCAAAGAAAGTACCCACTAAGGTGGATATTTTAAAAAACGTTATTAACGCCCCGAGCATTCAGGAAGAGTTTAGAAAGGTATGGGCAGAAAATGCAGGGGCCTTTATGGCCAGCATTTTAGAATTGTTTATGAGTGATGGCAGTTTGCAAAATTGCGACCCTGGCAAAGTGGTAGGGGAGGCATTAAAGGCAGCCAGTTTAAAGTTGCCCATAAACAAAAGCCTGGGTTTTGCTTACATTATACCCTATAATGAAAGCTACCAGGAAAATGGGGCCTGGAAAAAAAGGTTAATCCCACAGTTTCAATTAGGCTATAAAGGCCTAATACAGCTGGCAATGAGAACCGGCCAATATAAAATAATAAATGCTGATAAAGTTTATGCTGGTGAACTGCAAAAGGTGGATAAGCTAACCGGCACCTTTGACATTAACGGCACTAAAACCAGTGATGAAATAGTGGGGTATTTTGCCTATATCGAAATGTTAAACGGGTTTTCCAAAACTTTGTACATGACAAAGGAGCAGGTTATAACCCATGCAAAAAAATACAGTAAAAGTTATACCACCAAAGGGGGCACCTGGGAAAAAGAACCGGACGCCATGAGCATTAAAACGGTATTGAGGAATTTAATTGCACGTTATGGTATTTTGTCAATTGATATGCAGAAAGCCATTGCAAAAGATATTGAGGCCGACAGTGTGGAAGATATTACAGCGGATATTATTAACACCAACGCCAATAAAACAGAAATGGGGTTTGAAGATGCCCAGGTAATAAATGATAATGACAAAGCAAAAGATGATTGCCCTATTTAAATAACGGGGGCCAGTATTGATACTGGCCCTTTAAATTTAACCCATGAAATTAAAAGTGATACACAGCAACAGCGCCGGGAATTGTTATATTTTGGAGGCCACCAACGGGGAAAAATTAATGATTGATTGCGGGGTACACATAGACAAAATAAAAAAGGCCCTGGGGTTTGATTACAGGCATGTAAATGTAATTGTAACACATAGCCACAACGACCATGCAAAGAGCCTGGAAGCCCTATTAAAAGCCGGGATAAGTGTTTATGCCAGTTTTGCTACCCATGAAGCCACCGGAACAGATACCCACCACAGAGCCCATTATTTTTTACCTGGGGTAAGTGTACAAATAGGGGATTTTAAAGTAAAGCCATTTAGTGTTAATCATGATGTACCCACCCTGGGATTTTTAATTTTCCACCCTGAAAGCGGCCTAACATTATTTTTAACTGATACCTTTTTTTGTGATTATACATTCCCCAGGTTAAATAATATAATTGTGGAATGTAACCACGAAATGGGCCTGGTGAAAAATAATGGTACCCCTACTTTTTTAAGTGATAGAATTATACAAAGCCACATGAATTTAGACACCTGCAAAAAATTATTGATGGCTAACAATTTAACCCAGGTTAACAATATTGTTTTAATTCACCTGAGCGACAGAAATTCAGACGCGAAATATTTTAAACAAACCATTACAGAGTTAACCGGAAAAAATGTATCAGTAGCGGAACCCGGTTTAGTAATTGATTTTAATAAAACAGCCATTTAAAATGAACATTAAAAGAATAAAACAAAACAACCCCAAAGAATTTATTAATGATTTAAAAAGTGTTAGGGAGGTAATGATTAAAGCAACGCAAACAGGGATTTTTTTACAGGTTAGAAAAATTGATTTAGTAAGCGAAGCGGAAAACAGAAAAATTAATTATTACATGACCGATGAAATTTTTGTTAGAAAAAGAAATGTAATGATAGTAATTTAAAACACAAACAAATAAAAAACACCACCATGAAAAAGTTAGTATTAAGCGCCCTGGTATTGATAGCGACCAGCTGCAGTAAAGATGATTTAAAAAGTTGCTGGGTATGTACCCAGGGGGATAAACAAACAACCGTTTGCGGAACGGAAGCCCAGGCCCAGGCGAAGTTTTTAACCACCCCCACTGGGGATAGTGCAACAGATAGCAACACCTTTAATTTTCACTGCAAAAAGAAATAAAAACATGACCTTAGAACAGTTAGTAAGCGGCGAATTTTGCCCCATTACCGGGGTGGGGGTAACAGTATTAGGTTTAATTAGTAATTCAAAGCTGGGGAATAAACCACCTGGTTATTATTACTGCAAAGATGATAGGAATAACGAAACACCAGCCTATAAACCCCCACCAGTACCACCGCCCCCGGCCCCGGAAAAAAAGAAGTACAGCGCAAAAAGGAAAGGGTTAACCGATGAACAAAAAAAATATTATAAGGAGTTATATTGGAAAAAAAGGCGGCAAAAATTGACAATGTATGAAAGCTATAAATTGCAATTAACCCAGGCCCAGCAGCAATAAAAGATTTACCCCAGGCATAAAACCTGGGGTTTATTTTTACGGGGTGAATGAAACCAAACCAGGCCCAGGATGGGTTAAAGTAGTGGAGGCAGGGGATTGTATTTACCAGGCCTGGGATATTGACCATGAGTGCCCCACATGCCCCCAGTGTGGCCAGGATTATGCAGAATGCAGTTGCCCTGGGCCCCACCAGGATGATATCTTTGATTACAAAGAAATAAATGGGGATTTATACGCCAAACCAAAAAAAAATACCCCCAAATAATTAACAGTAGGAAAAATGCAGTACAGTTTTATTTTTGCCGCCGGTACCGCGATTTATTAAACCTGGCAATTTTTAATAGCATGACCTTACGCCAATTACTAAGCGGGAAATTTTGCCCGTTTACCGGAATTGAAGCAAAAATTTTAAATACTGTAAGTAATTCACGTTTAGCCGATAAGCCCCCCGGTTATTTTTTTTGCCTGGAAGAGCCGGAAAGTGTGGAAAATAAAACCGACCCTGCAGAGCCCCCACAGCCGTACATTGCAAACCCCAAAAAACCCACCAGCCGGGGGGATAGGAGCGCCTATTTTAAAGAATGGTACCAGGCCCATAAACAGCGAAAACATGATTTATATGTAAAAAGAAAAATAAAAAACAGCCAAAATGGAAACGTCAATTGAATGGTGCAGTACAACGGGGCCAAACGGGGAAACTTACCCAGGTTATACATTTTCGCCCTGGTGGGGATGCATGAAAGTAAGCCCAGCATGTAAACATTGTTATGCGGAAACATTCGCGGAAAGGTTTAGCCCTGGATTGTGGGGCCCTGCAGCCACCACCCAGCGCAAAACAGCCAGCGCCGGGTATTGGAAACAGCCATTGTACTGGAATTTAAAAGCCAGCAGATTAGAAACCCGGTTAAAGGTTTTTTGTGCCAGCATGGCTGATGTATTCGAGCAACATAAACAGCTACCAGTTTTAAGGGAAAGGTTATGGAATTTAATAACCATTACCCCAAACCTGGATTGGCTATTATTGACAAAGAGGCCTGAAAATGTACTGGAAATGATACCCGAAACATGGCGGGGAGCATTACCGGCTAATGTATGGGTGGGTACCAGTGTGGAAAGCCAGGGTTATGCAAATGAGCGAATACCACACCTTTTAAAAGTGCCAGCCAGGGTACTTTTTTTAAGTTGCGAACCCCTGCAGGGGCACGTTGATTTAACCAGGCTGATTAGGGAGGAAAGGGGGATTGCGTATGTAGATGATTGTTTAACCGGGTTTAAAGCACATGGCCAGGGGGGCTGGTATGGGCCAAAAATTAACTGGGTAATTGCTGGGGGGGAAAGTGGCAGGGATGCCAGCCCGAGCCACCCCCAATGGTTTAGAAGTTTACGCGACCAATGCAAAACTGCAGGGGTGCCATTTTTTTTTAAACAATGGGGTGAATACCTGGTTTATACCCCCGATAAAGAAAATAAAGAAAACCGCACAGCCCAGTTAACCCTAAGCAAACCCGAAAATTATTTTGATGGCCGTATATGGTTTGAAAACGAACCGGAAGCCCATGCAGTAAGAATGGGTAAACATGGAGCCGGTAATTTATTGGACGGAAAAAAATATTTAGAAATGCCAGTTTAGTATAAATTATGACGTATATTAGCCCCCATAATTCCATTCACATTAGGCCAGGGGTGAGAATGGAATTTAGTTTTAATTTCTAATTAAAGTCATTTACAGCAGGGCTGGCCCCCTAAAGTAAATGGCTTTTTTTATTGACCTAACCGATTGAAAATTAATATATAATGGCCAGTTATATAAAATTAGACCGTAAAATATTAAAGTGGGAATGGTACAAAGACAGTAAAGTAAAAAGCCTGTTTGCCCACTTACTTTTAATTGCCAGTTTTGAAGATTGCCAATGGCAGAGCCATGACATAAAGCGGGGCCAGGTTTTAACCGGCAGAAAAGAACTAGCAGAGGAAACCGGATTAACTGAAAAAGAAATAAGAACCGCCCTAAAAAAATTAATGTCAACAGGGGAAATTTTAAAGGAAGTTTTTAATAAATTTTCCATAATAACTGTTTGTAATTACGAAAAATACCAGGCAACGTTTAACGGTATTGATAGGGCCAGCAAAAATGATGATTTAAATGGTTCAGATTTAGGAACTTATAAAGGTGAAGATATAGGGCAGGGGCCAGCAAAGGGCCAGCAAATGGGCCAGCAAATGGGCCAGCAAAAAGACGAAAAAAGGGCCAGCAAAAATGATACTGCAAATGATTTATTTTCAGGTAGTTACGAAATCGAAAATTTAGATAGGGGCCAGCTGGATTTTGAAAAAGGGCCAGCGAAAGGGCCAGCGAATGGGCCACTATTAAAGAATATAAGAAGTAAAGAAGAATACAGTAAAACCAATTCTAATAAATTAGAATTGGTAAAAGCGCCGGCAGAGCCAGCGCCACCACCCACAGTTTTAAAAACTGAAAACCCAAATACAACCACCCCCCCAGCCCCCCCGCCGGCCCGGCCACCAAAACCCCCGCCAAAAAATACCCTGGAAGAAAAACAAACCCAATGTTTGGAACGGGAAAAAATTTTTAAAGCCAGCCTGAAACCGTTTATTGAATTATACACAATCGAAACCCTAAAGGAATTTTTTGATTATTGGAGCGAACCCGATATTAAAAGCCAAACCCAAATGAGATTTGAAAAGGAAAAAACATGGGATTTAAAACGCAGGTTGAGAAGATGGACAAAAGACGATAAAAAAAGCAATAATTTACCCAACAATAAAAACACCACCGAAAATGAAACGTACCTACGCGAAAGGCAGAAACTCATTGAACGCAGCAGAGCAAACAGCGATTGATTTAACCACCCTGATTTATGGCAAAGTACCACCCCAGGCCCGCGACCTGGAAGAGAGCACCCTGGGGGCCATAATGCTGCAGAAAGACGCATTTTTTACAGCAGTGGAATATTTAAAGCCCCAGGCTTTTTATGTGGATAGCCACCAGCGAATATTTGAAGCCATGCAGAACATGGCGAACCAGGGCCAGCCCATTGATATTTTAACCGTTACTGAGGAAATGAGAAAACGTGATGAACTGGAAGTGATTGGAGGCCCGTATTTCATAACCAAACTAACCAACAGCGTAGTAAGTGCAGCCCATTTGGATGCCCATTGTAAAATCATAGTTCAAAAATTTATACAGAGGGAGTTAATTAGGCTGGGAGTGGAAATATTAAACCAGGGTTATGAAGATAGTACCGATGCATTTGAGTTACTGGAAAAAGCAGAAACGGAACTTTTTAAAATTGGAGCCGGTAACAGCAAAAAGCCCATTATAAGCCTGGAAAATTTAGCATACCCGGCCCTGCAGAAAATCGAAAATTTGATGCAGAACAAAAACACCGTTACTGGTGTACCCACCGGGTTTTTGGTTTTGGATAACCCTACAGGTGGCTGGCAGCCCACTGATTTAATTATTTTGGCGGCCAGGCCCAGTGTAGGAAAAACAGCCTTTGCATTGAACCTGGCCAGGAATGCAGCCACCCACCCGGTAAAGCCCACCCCAGTGGGAATGTTTAGCCTGGAAATGAGCAACGAGCAATTAATGCAGCGTTTGATATCCACCACCAGCCAGGTGCCATTACAGAACATAAGCCGGGGCAGGCTGGAAGAGTGGCAACATGCTAAGGTTTACCAGGCCGTAAAGGGCCTGGCAGAATTACCCATTTACCTGGATGATAGCGCAGCCCTGAATATTTTTGAACTGAGGGCAAAGGCCAGGCGAATGGTAAGCGTTTACAAAGTGGGTTTGATAATTGTGGATTACCTGCAGCTGATGGCAGGAACAGTGGAGGGGAAAGGGAACAGGGAGCAGGTGATTAGTGAAATAACCAGGGGTTTAAAAGGCATTGCAAAGGATTTGGAGGTGCCCATTATAGCCCTGAGCCAATTAAACCGGGAACCGGAAAAAAGGCAGGGAGGGGTACCAGTATTGGCAGATTTACGGGAAAGCGGGGCAATAGAACAGGATGCAGATTTGGTAGCTTTTTTATACCGGCCCGATTACCAAACGGAAGCCGAGAAAATCGACCCTACATGGCGTAACGATGCATTTATGAAAATTGCTAAACACCGCAACGGGGCCCTGGAAACTTTGCCCTTTAAAACAGATTTAAAAATTCAAACCTGGTTTGATGAAACAGCATGGCGGGATTATACAGGCGAAGGTTTTACCATTTACCAGCCGGCCCAGTTACCACCCATTAAGCCGGTTAACGGTTTACCCAGGATAACAAAGCCGGCCCCGGATAACTGGTTTGAGAGCCGGAATAAAGAGGATGATTTGATTTAACCAAAATAAGGCGATTTAAGCCCCTGTTTTTTTTGGTTGATAGGATTACACCACCCCGACCCCATAAAGCGATTTTTAAAGGCATAACCCCCCCCTAAAAACACAGGTTTGGAAAATTGATTGATAGCCAAAATTTAAAAAATGGAAGGTTTTACCCTGGAATTACTACAGAAAAAGGTTTTAGCCGGCAAAATACGGGGGTATAATTTGGCGGGTACCTGCACCCAGGGCCCAGCCAAAAAAGCTAAATACAGGAATGAAAAAATAATAATTGATGGCATAAAATTCCAAAGCAAAAAAGAGGGGGCCCGATACCTGGTTTTGAAGATGATGGAAACAGCCGGATTAATAGCAGGCCTGCAGCTGCAGGTACCTTTTGAGTTAAACAAAGGGGGTACCCATTCCCTAAAATACATTGCAGATTTTACATATTATGAAAATAATTTACAAATAGTTGAAGATGCAAAGGGTTATAAAACCAAATTATTTAAAAAGAAAATGAAACTAATGGAAAAAATTTATGATATAAAAATAAAACTTACCTAAAACATGCTGAGAATTTTTGCCAAACATGGAACGAATGAAAAGGTATTAATGATGGTGCCCCCAGGGGAGGCCATAAACTTTGTAATGAGCCGTTTAAATAACCAGTTTGGGGGTGATTGGGTTTATGTGGATGCATTGAAAGTAAATGAATTTATACGGTTTACTGATAATATGGTTTATTTAGGGTACCACCCAAAATTTACCAGGTACAGCAACGCCATTTTTGAACTGAAAACACCGGAAATTTTACCCGATTTAATTTAAAAATATGTTACCAACTAAAGAAGATAACCCCACCGGGTTACATGCAAAATATTTTATACAAAAAATAAAAGGGTATAAATATAAAGGGAACGGAATATTAGGCCCAAAATATGAACCGATTTTGGAACCGGTAAAAGATAATGCAGAATATTTTATTTTACGATTAGATGAAAACGGGGAACCTAACCATGTAAAAGCCAGTAAAAAAGCCATTTTAATTTATGCTGATGAAATAGAAAAATACGCCCCTGATTTAGCGGCAAATTTGCGTGAACGTTATAAAATTTAAAACACATAAAAAAACACGACAATGAAAAAAGGATTTTGGAACTACACCCAGCCGATTAATTACACCGTTTGCCTGGTGAAAATTTTACCAGTGGAAAACCCAGTGGGCCATTGGCAGAATGCTTTTATAGGGGAGGAAAGGCAGGCCGTTTTAATTTACCACCAGGATTATGAATTTTTAATTGATAATTCCGATGGGTACGGATTAAAAAAAATTTATGCTGGTGGGGGCCCCGATAGTTACAGCGCCCACCTGAGTAATTATGAAATACTGGGGCCAATACCGGAAAGCGAATGGAACCAGCCCGATGAAAAACGCCACCGGGAAAACCAAAAAAAAGTTGATGCCTGGTTAGAGCAACAGAACGGTGAAGAGTTTAAAAAAATAAAGGCATTAAGGGAGGCCGCAAAACATTTAAAATTTGATATATGAAACCACATAAAAGCTGGGATGATGCATGGCAACTATATAAACAAACCAACGAATTTAAAAACGGTACCCCATTCGGTTTTTACGTTTGGGTACAAAAAAAATATTCCCTAACGCCATTAATTAAGCCAGCCCCAGGAAGCCCGGAAGCAATGGAAGAGGCAGTTAATACATTAAACATTGATTTATGATAACCAGCCCGTTTAAATTGACACCATTAAGCCCCTGGGAACTATTACAGCGGCAATTAATGGCACTGAGGTTAGAAGTACCAGGGGTAATTGTGGATGAAATACAGGCCACAATAGGAATAGTATTATTTCATGAAAGAAGAAACGCATTTGAGGCAGCCAGGGAAACACACGAAAAGGCCACCGGGTACCTGGAATATTTTAACGGGGATAATGGATATTTTAACCCCCCTAAATTTAAAACATACGATGATTATTTAAACCATATAAAAACAAAACAAAATGAAAGCAGCACCGGAAAAACACAGATTGACCCAGGCCCATAAAATGGCCAGGAAAGTAAGCCCCAGTTTATTAACCACCAGGGCTGATGGAAACAATGGATTTTTTTTAATCCCACATTACAAAATTGATGATTACATTTTGGCCTGCATGTGCAGTGATGGCAAAGGCATGGATGAAGTTTGGGAGCATGTGAGTGTAACCCTACAGGATGGAAAAAAGATGGTTAAAAGGTGCCCCACCTGGGAGGAAATGGTATTTGTAAAAAACCAGTTTTGGAACGAAAACGAAACCGTTATGCAGCTGCACCCGGCCCAGGCTGATTATGTAAATAACCATGATTACTGTTTGCATTTATGGCGGCCAGTTTTCCGGGAAATACCCACCCCCCCAGCTGAATATGTAGGGATAAAAAAAATGGTGCCCAAAGATTTTGCATAAATGGGCAGGCCCCCGAAAATTGAAAATTTGAACCAGGGAAAAATTGCCCTGGTGTACCAGGATGAAATTTTTGAATACTGGGAACAGTACCAAACAAAGGAACAGCGCCGGCAAATTATGGTTAACTGGATTATGAAGTACCACCTTTTTTGCCGGCATGACCTTTGCCATTTTTATTTTTTGGTAAAGCCCGGATAAAAAACGCGAACATGCAAACAATAAACAATTTTACCAATACCATTGGAATAAATAAAAGTATTGTTATCAATTATGATGATGTAAGCAGGATGATTGATTTTTGTAATGATGAAAACAAAGCCACCAGTAAAGATTTTTATGATTGGTATTTAAAAGAAAAACCTGATTTATTTACAAAAACAGGCCTGTTAATAGTTGATAATATTTTAGGCAAAGAGCAGCGCAGTGTAATAACGTTTGATTTAACCGACCCTGATAAGGCAATATTTACCACATTTGTTTATGACGACCAAAGTGTAATTTGTAACTGGATATTTAAAAGAATGGATAATTTAACCCTGGAAAGCCCAACCTATGAAATAAAATATTTGTCATTAAATAACCTAAAAAAAAACGACATACTATGCCCACCGGATATAAAAGATTTAATAAAGGAAGCCGTTAATTTAGAGCATACTTTTTATAACAGGCCTGGATTTAGAAGAGAAAGCGCAAAAGGCATGTTGCAACACAGTTTAAACAAAGCCCTAAAAGATGTTAATAAAATTAATTGCAAAGCCTTTATTTATACTGTTTACGCATTGTTGTATTATGTAAGTAAACAGGAACCGGAAGAAATAACAACAGCATTTAATAAAGAAATTGAAACCCAGCTGGGTAAGTTTAAAACGATTTATAGATATACTGGGTACGTTGATTTACGGCAATGTAAAACATATAAACCAATTATTAAAAAGGAACCTGGGGAGCCCGTTAGAGAATACCAGCGACACATACAAAAATGGATAGTAAGGGGCCATTATAGAAAAAGCAAAACCGGGTTAATTTGGATTGATGAACATACAAAAGGAAAGGGGGAAATTGAAAACCGGGTTTATTCCACCGAAGATGAAAAAGCCCTGGATTTAACGCCAAAAATTTTTGAAGTTGAAAGGAATATAAAAAATGAAAGTGATATAAAAGAGGTAATAAAACAAAATGAAGTTTACCAGCCAGCACCACCGCCCCAGCCCCAGCCCCAGCCAATACCCACACAGCCACCCCCACAGATTATAAAACAAAACAAACCTGGGATAATAAAAAAAATAATTGCATTGTTTTTAAAATGGTTTAAAGTGTAATTATTTTTTTACATTTAGTTTCCTTTTACTGTATTTTTTTATTGGTTAACGGGGCAGGGTTTTAACCCAGCCCCCATTTTTTAAACTATTAACCCCATGAGTGTACTGTATTTAACCCTGGATAAAAAATGGTTTGACCTGGTGGCCAGTGGCCATAAGGTGGAAGAGTACCGGGTATTAAAACCCCACTGGATAAGCCGGTTAGTGTGGCCTGAATACCGACACCTGGAAAAAGAACAGTTAAAGGAACTGATTGAAAAAGGGGTGGAAGTTTTAAAATACCCATATTACAACGCTATTTTATTTATTAACGGTTATGATGCCAACAGGCCCAGGGTAATGGTGGAACTGAAAAAAATAACCATAGGCCCGGCAAAGGAAACCTGGCACCCTGATTATTTAGATGATGTTTTTATTTTACACCTGGGAAAAATTTTAAAACCTAAATACTACATTTAACAGCTATGAAAAGCAGAGCCGATTTTTTAGAACATGACGAGGCAGAATGGGAAAACTATTTACTGTTTTACTACAGCCCCCAAATACTGGCAGGAATACTGGCAAACCCATTGTACGCCCAAATAATGGGCAATAGTGTTAATGCTGATGAAATAGCCAGGGTTACCAGCGTAGTGGCCACACAGCAGGCCCAGGCCCTAATTGATGTGATAAAAGAAACCATGCAGGCCAATTACCAAACACGATTAAAAAAAGCAGAATGAAACCAGGAAATTTTACCATTAACCTAATGCCCCATGATAATTTAGTATGCCCCCACTGCAGGGAAAAAGCCGATGGCGCAGCCAGCGGGGCAGGGGGGCCCCCCAGGCCTGGTGATTTAAGTTTGTGCGGTTTTTGCCTAAACGTTAGCTTATTTGAGCCCAACGGGAACAGGTTAACACTAAGGGCACCCACCACAGCAGAAATGGAAGATATTGAAGCCAATGAGCCGGAAATGATGGCAGAAATTAAAAGTATGAAAGCAGATAATTTTCCACTATGGAAATATTATTGTATCAACATTGACACCGGCCCGACTAATTAAAAAAAAATAATTTGGGTGGAATAAAAAGGTTACACATATATTTGTAACACAAAACAAAAAAGAAATGAAAACAGTAACCGACATTAAAAATTTTATCAACTCATTTAATAACGCATGTTTCAAACGTTATGAGTACAACGAAATAGACGGCCAGGAATATGTATTTTTTCAGGCCAGCACCTTTGCAAAAAATGGCATAGAGAAAGCATTAAACAGAACTGCAGAAAATAAGGGGGGAAATAACTACAAAGTTTGCCTAAGCTAAAAAATGACCCGGATAACACCGGGTTTTTGCAGTAAAAAACAAATGTGGAGGCACCACATAAAAAACTGGCCCTGGTTATGCATACTAACCTAACAGCAGAGGATAAAATTTTTTTAGCAATTGAAAGATTGCTTTGCACCAGTGGCCACCAGGCCTGGCATTTAACCAGTGTGGTGGATGAAGCCAGTAACTATTGTTATAAAACCATTACTGGTACCATTGGCACCGTAAACAAAAAGTTTATTCAGGAACGAATAAGCGCCGGGTTATACTGGCCCCACCCTGGATATGTAAAATAGCACCCGGTTAACCACCGGGTTTTTTTATGCCTGGAAAAATAAATTAAAAATATATTTGTGTGTAATAAATAAATTACACTATGTTTGTGAAACAAATGTGGAGGCACCACATTAAAAACTGGCCCTTTTTTATGGTTTTATTACCTGTAGTTATTACCCGCAGCATTATGGTTATGGAAACCAAAAAAACCAGGGAAAATGTTTCCTGCAGTTTTATTGCCAGGTTTGCCGATGGTAGCGAAAAGGTAATAAATACCAAAGCCTGGCAGCCCATTGGATTACTGAAAAAATCCGACATTGGCGAAATGGTTTTAAGTAACCAGGTTTGTTGCCTTTATTATAAAGATTGGGCCCAGGTTTAACCTGGGTTTTTTTATGCCCTAAAAAATATTTTTAGAAATTAAAAAATAAATTTGGTGGATAATATTAGTTACACCTATCTTTGTGGAAACAAAACAGAAAAACACCCCCGATTATGAAAAACGTTAAAGATTTTTACAGCACAGAAACTAAGTTAGTAACCGTTTTATTTGAGGTTAAAACGACCGAAAATTTTACAAACATTGCCTGGGTAACGGTACCAGCCTTTGCCGAAAGGCAGGCAGCAAACCAGGCAGGAATGAAATTAAACGGCCCTGGAAAAATAAAAGCCTTTTTTGCCTAAGCAAATAACCCGGATAAAACCGGGATTTTGCAGTAAAAAACATTACCATGAAACTGATTATTACCACCTGCACAGGTACCAAAGAATTTACAGAGATAGAAAGTTTTTTGACCTGGGATGAAACAAACCCCAATTTAATAACGGCCTACAGGTTAACCCTGGATAATGGCAACCAGGCAGGAAATACCGGCCTGAATGCTGGGGCCTATTTGTACACGATTTTGGAGGAAATAGAAGAGGAAAGGGAGGCAGCCGAAAAAGCCGAAATGGAAGCCCAGTTTAAAATTTATAAAAACTACCCTGGTATAAATAACACCAGCCAGGAAGAGCGCAAACAACAGCAAAAATTAAAATAAAAAAACACCCCAGTTATGAAAACATTTGCAGCCGTTCACCCATGTTTAGATTTAGGATTTTTAAAAGAAGATTTTAAACCCATTTTCCCTGATTTGTACCAGCCAGGGGTAGTGGGAGTGGTATTTGAAAACAACACCGTTAAGTTTAGCCCACTAACCAGGCAAACGGTAATTATTACTGGCCCCAAACCACATGCATTTTTGTGTGAAATTTGCGACCAAAAAGGCATTGACCCGGAAACCCTGGAAACCCGGAAAAATACTGATGGCAGTATTAGCACCTGGTTTAAATAACCCAGCCCCAGCACCAGCAACACCCCCCCCAGTTGAAAAATTGGGGGTTTTTTTTTGCCCCATACCTTTACACCCACTATGGTTAAACTATCCACCTATTTCATTAACGGGGAAAACCCCCGACAGATAAAAGATGAAAAATTCAGGCAATTAATGGGCAGCCTGCACAATTTTCCCCAAATGATGGAACTTAGGCCCATTGTAGTGGATGAAAATAATATGGTACTGGGGGGAAATATGAGGTACAGGGCCCTGGTGGAAATGGGAGTGGTGGAAGTACCCGACAGCTGGATAAAACGAACCAGTGAACTAACAGCCGACCAAAAAAGGGAGTTTATTATAAAAGATAACGCCACATTTGGGGCCTGGGATTGGGATATATTGGCAGATACCTGGGAGGCAGAGCAGCTGGAAGCCTGGGGCCTGGATATACCCGATTTAACCGGCAAAAAGAAAGTAGAATTTAATGCCAGCACCACCCCGGATTTTACCATTAACCTGGTGTACAATAGTGAGGAAAATTATAACCTGGTAAAAAACAAACTGGCCAAAATAGCCGCCACCCCGGAAGAGGCAATATGGAAACTATTAACCCACTGGGATAACTTAAAACTGATTGATAACGGTAAAGCCATTTTAAAACAATAAACCTTTTTTTATGCCTGGGGGTTACCAAAAAATAAGGCCTGCAGATGGCAGAGCCCCATTTACAAAAGAAAACCAGCCACCAAACAGGGGGAGGAAGAGCACAAAAATTTTAACCGATTTACTAACAAAACAATTGAAGAGTAAAAAGGATATTATGGTAACTGGTATTGACCCCCTAACAGATAAACAAATTACCATACGGGTACCCATGCCCACCAGGGAGGTTATTATAGGGGCCCTATTGAGGCAGGCCGCAAAGGGTAACCTGATGGCCATAAAGGAAATTTTTGATAGGACAGAGGGCAAAGCCATGCAACCAGTGGAAATTGAGGATGGGTTACACATTCATGTAACCAGGATATAAAAGCCCCCCAGGGATGAAAGAAAAAAGCGTTTATGTAACAATTGATAGGGATGTTTATTTACCCTGTTTTCAGCACCTTTTAGATGAAAATGATATTGATATTGAGTTAATATGGGGAGGACGCGACAGTGGCAAAAGTAAATTTTTGGCCCAGCTGATGGTTGAAAGGGCCATGAAACCAAATTACTTTAGATGCCTATTGATTAAGGAAACCCACGAAAGTATTAGGGATGCCCAATGGCAAATGATTAAAGACACTGCAGAGCAGTGGAACGTTGAAAGGTTTTTTAAATTCACCACCGGCCTGTTAGGGATAACCTGTATTGCTGGGGGAACATTCCACCCCAGGGGGATGGATAACCCGGCCAAAATTCGTTCATTTACAAACCCCAGTGATGCCTGGGTGGAAGAGGGCAGCCAAATAAGTGAAGAGGCATTTATTACCCTTATTACCGGGTTACGTTCAGATTATGGCCCAGTTAAACTATGGATAACATTTAACCCGGAAGCCACCACCCCGGATTATAAAGATTTTTGGATTTATAAAATGTTTTTTGCCAAATACCCTGGCCAGGTAAATTTTACCGGAACCATTGAGTTAAAAATACCCACCCCAAATGGTGAAAAACTGATAAGGTTAAAATATAGGAGTACCCATGTAACATACCATGATAACCCCTATGTGAGCCCCCAGCGTGTGGCATTTCACGAAAGTTTAAAAGATACAAACTTTTACTGGTACCAGGTTTTTACCCTGGGTAAATGGGGTAACATTGAAAATGGGAGCCCCTGGGCATACTCATTTAACAGGGCCCGGCACGTTAGCAATGGCGTAACAATACCCCACCCTATTTTAAACAAAAACGAGCCTGTTTATTTATCATGGGATTTTAACCGAAACCCAATGACCTGCACAGTAATACAACATTACCGGCAAAAGATTAGAGTATTAAGAACCATACGCATACCTAAAAGCGGGGTTGATGGCATGTGCAAACACATACTGGAATTATACCCAGGGGCCCTGTTTATTGTAACCGGGGATTATAACGGGAATGCAGAAAGCAGCCTATTTGCAGAACAGGTTACCCACTACCTTTTAATAAAACAATACCTGGGCCTATCAGATAACCAGCTACAAACAAAACCAAACCCCAGGCAGGCCAAAAATTCCACCCACGTTAATACATGCCTGGCCTATTATGACATTGTAATACATGGCATTGATGCTGCAGCCCTGGTTTTTGACCTGGTGAATGTAAAAAGGAGGGCTGATGGTACCATTTTAAAACTGGATAGGGATGACCCCGCCCAGCAGGCTGATGCATTAGATACGTTAAGGTATTTTTTAAATACGTTTTTAGCCTGGTTTAAACCCGATGCAGGCAATTTAAAGGGAGTGCAGGTAAATGTATTGCCAGGGCCCGATTGGGAGCCCCTACAGCCCCAATGGCCTGCAGCTGGCAGTATGCAGCACTATGTACCCGACCCGGAGGGGGCCAATGTTATACATGATGCCATTTATGCCATTAAAAATGGCCACCAGGTATTTTGCAGCAAATACGAATATTACGAAATGGTAAGGCCTGCACTTTTAAGCCATGCAGGGGAGTGGGCAGAGGATGGCCTATTAACCCAGGCCAGCCAGGCAGTAACAGAGGTTAAAAGATTAGACAACCATTTTACCAGCTGAAAAAAATAATTTATATTTTATTTGGTGTAATGATTTGTTTACACTTACTTTGTGGAAACAAATAAAAAAACCACCAGTTATGAATTACAAATTAATCGTAAAAGAAACCGGAAACAAAGCAGCCAAATTTAGTTACACCGTTATAGATGAAACCGGCAAAGTAATCAGCACCAGGAACAGCAACCGCGAATATGTGGCCTGCACTATTGGAGGCAGTTATTATTTTGGCAGGTTAGATTTAATCGGTAAAGGCGACCATGCCAGGCACGTTAAACACTGCATTGCAGCTGGAAAAGAACCGGCCCCGATAGCCTACAAATAAACAAACACCACCTGGGGCCCCGGCCCTGGGTTTTTTAAAACCAATAAAAAACAGCACCATGCCAAAGACAATTAATGTAAAAGTGAAAACAACAGAAATTTTTTTGATTGAAAAAAAAGATGATGAAGGGAAAAAAACCTATCAGATAACCGTAAATGGTGAAAATGCCTATTATGCCCCGTTTACTGATGAAACAAAGGCAAAGGCCGCCACGTTAGATGAAATATTATTGGCCCAAAAAGATAGCCGGGTTTATGTGGCCTGGCATTCAATAAAAGTTTAACCACAGGGCCCCAGGCCCTTTTTTTTATTACACCTATAAAAACACCACCATGAAAAAACCAACATTTAGAAACTGGCACCGGCCAGCCTATTGGTACAGAGCAAAGCCACAGGATTTAAATTTTGTTATGCCCCGTAAAGATGGCAATTGCCTGGAAATTAAAGCCACCAGCAAAGATGGCCAGGAAATAATTTTTAACCTGGATGAAGAGTTAACCAAATTGTTTTTATTACACCTGGATAAAAGTTATTTTGGTAAGAAAGTAACCAGGGAAATGTACGGATTACCTAAAGTTTAAAAACACCATTATGAAAACACTGATTTTTGAATTTCCCAAAATTTATGGCCTGGAATACCTGGAAAAAAAAGCCTACCAGGAAAAGGTTGAAAAAATTATACGCATAGAGGCCCCCAAATGTGGCCTGGAATGGAAAGCAGCATTTATTAATATTACCTGCAGCCAGGATGAAGGGAACGCCATACAGGCCACCCTATTTATGTTTTACCGGGTAAAGCCCTGGCATGATTTAATAGGAGCCGAAAAATAAAATAAAATTTATTTGGTGTAATGAATTGTTTACACTTAAATTTGTGTAACAAAAGCAAAAAACATGATACAGGAAATTAAAAAAGGGGATAGCGTTAGGTTTTCAGAACACCCTTTTAATTTAGAAATTAAAGGAGTAAGTGAAAAAGCCTTTTTAGTTGTTATTACTAATAACAGCTGGTTACACGAAAGTGCTAAAAGCGTTTGGGTGCCAAAAAGTTTATGTACTGTTTATGAAGTAAAAGCAGCTGGCACCGGGTTTACCCAATTTGGCAGCCTGTTTATGGTTAAAGATTTACCCACCTGGTTTGCAAAAAAAACTTTTTAATAAAACACCGGGGGCCTACCAGCCCCCATTTAAAACACCCCGTTATGGAACAAAAAACCGACCGCGAAAAAATTGCAGACATTTACAATGAGTTTCCATTTGAAAAAGTGCTGGCCTATATGGTATTAACAGGCTGGAAATGGAGGGATAAAACCCCCGACCTGGAAGAGATTAAAACAACGGCCTACAGTTGCCTGGATAGGGCATTAACTGAGGGAAAGCCGGAGGAAAGTTATAGTGGTGGCACTGGTGGGTTTTATGCCTATAGATTTAAATGGAGTGGTAAACTATTTTTTAAATTGGCCTTTGAACCCTGGCACAAAAGCAGTTATTAATTGCGTATTACAGGCCCCCCACCAGGGGCCTTTTTTTATGCGTAAAAAAATATTTTTAAAATTTATTTGGTGTAATTAAATTATTACACCTATATTTGTGTAACAAAACAAAAAGATATGAAAAACACGAAAAACACCCCAGCAGAAAACGCAGCAATTGAAATTTTAAAAAGTGAAAAAGAAACTTTGCCTAACAGGTTACGGCAATCATATAGAAATTTAATTGAAAAGGGAATAATTGAGCCAGTTTATAGAGATTTTGAATTTAAAGGAACGATTTTAAAAAATTTCCTGGTAGCCTACAAAATAGATGGCAAAGAATATAAAAACGCGAATTTATAAAAAACACCGGGGGCCTAACCAGCCCCCACAAATTACACCCCATGAATTTACACGAATACACTTTGATTATTATTAACAGCAGCGCCGGTAAAGATAGCCTGGCCAGTATGTGGGAAATTAACAGGATGGCCCAGGAACAAAATTTTCCTGCAGATAAAATTTTTGTGAGCCACCAATGTTTAGGTAAAATGGAATGGCCAGGCACCAGGGAACTGGCAGAAAGGCAGGCCAGGAAATTTGGATGGGGTTTTGAAGTTTCTAAATACAGGGATGCAGCCGGCCAGGAAATTAGTTTACTGGAATATGCAGAGAAAAGGGGCAAATGGCCAGCTAAAAAACAAAGGTGGTGTACCAGTGAATTTAAAAGGGGTGCAGGGGCCAGGGTAGTAACCAAATTAACCAAAGGCCTGGGGGATTGTAAAGTATTGCACGTTTTCGGTTTTAGGGCCCAGGAAAGTGCAGATAGGGCCAAAAAGCAAACCCTGGTTTTAAATACCAGGATAAGCAGCAAAAAAAGAAAGGTTTATGATTATTTGCCGATACACAATTGGAGCAGTTTTGAAGTTTGGGCCACCATTAAAGGGGCAGGCCTGGAATACCACCCGGCCTATGATTTAGGTATGCCCCGGCTAAGTTGCGTATTTTGCATTTTTAGCCCATTTCAGGCCCTGGTAATTGCCGGCAAACATAACCCCCAGCTGTTAGATGAATATGTAAAGGTGGAGGCCAAAATTGGCCATACGTTTACAGCTGCACACAGCCTGGCAGAAGTAAAAGCAGTGGTGGAAGCCGGGGCCATTGTTGAAAGTGTGGAAGATTGGGTTATGTAAAAAATATTTTAAAAAAAGTAAGTGTATAAAATATGATACACTTACTTTTGCATTCAATAAAAAACAAAACAAACACTATGGATTTATTTGAGCAGCCGGAATTATTGCCAGCGGAAGTGCAGGCCATTTTAAATGGGTATGATTGCGACAGCGACCCATACCACGAATGTAACCGGGTTAATAATGCCCTGGCCCCCCTGGGGTATTCGTTCAGCTGGGGCCTGGATGGCCAGCCCTATGATTTAACCTTTAACCCAGCCACATGCAGGAACTAAAATTTAAACTGGAAACCATAAATTTTTATTTTAAACTAAACGGGGTAAGTGTTTTTATAAACTGGCAACCCCTGGGGCCAGGTTTGATAAATAACCATTTTCACGAAAACGTTTACAGGGTAAGGGTAGGTTATAAAGGAAAGGAAATGTATTTTGATACAGGTTTTACCCCCAAAGTTGCCACCAGCCAGCATTTAATTAAAACAGCTATAAAAACAAATGATTTAACAACAACTAAAAAACAAACAACATGAACGATGTTTTTAAATTTATAAAAGCAGATAAATTTTTTCCAATTTACTGCCCTGATATTAGGAGTTACAACCATAAAATGAGGGGGAAAAATGGAAGGGGTAACCCCGTTACCTTTACACTGGAAGAGGAAAGAGCCATTAAAAAAGGCATTAGGGAAATGCTGAAAGAGTTAACAGCAAAACAACAATAATATGTACCAGGTATTGTATTATTTAAAGGGCCAGCCATGCGATATAAAAAAAGGGTTTTTAACCAGGCAGCTGGCATGGGCATGGGTAGAAAGCCAGCTGGAAAATATTGATTGGTACCGGATAGAAAAGCAGCAATGCAATAATTAACCTATAAAAAACACCACCACCGCGAATGGAACAAACATTTTTTAGTTTTCCCAAAGTTGCCCCTGGTACCTGTATTTTCACCTTTACAAAGAACGTAGAAAACGCCCTTTACAGCCGTACCCAGGGCACCTACACAGGATGGCGTTATGTAGCCGGCCAATTGAGTGCAACCATTCACCATTTGCCTGGGGATAGCACCAAAATACAGCACCTTTTAGCGCAAAAATTCGGGGCAATACCTGGGGAATAATACCCCCAGGTATTTTATTTATTAACCAGCCTGCAGGCCTGCAGGTTTAACACCACTTACATGGACATTTTAAAATGCACTTTTAATGAGTTTAGGGAGTTACGACAGTTATATAATTATGCAGCAAAGCAGGGTAAAACCAGTTTTGTTTTTAAGGGTAATACTTTTGTAACTGGTTATGCAAAATATGTTATAGAATACCTGGATAGCCGTTTTAAGGGGCCAGGAAAAATAAGCCAGCCACATGAACGAAAATAAAATTGAATGGAGCCCATTAAAAGCCATTGATTGTGTGGAAAATTTTGATGGGTTTAATTACAGCGGTGATGAAATAATACAGGCCTGGGCCTATTTGATTAAAACAAAACTTTGCTGGCAATTACAGGGCTGGTATGGCAGACAGGCATACGATTTAATAAACAATAATGTTATTTCATTAGAGGGGGAAATACTTTAATAACAAACCAATAAAAACAAAGTAAACATGGAACCACAAAAGAGCCCGGAAGCCCAGGCAAAAAGAAAATTATTACATGATATTTTAGGCGAATTTAAAACCAGGATGAACAAAGCCGGGTTTATTGGATTAATGGTTTTAGCTGATGCCCTGGAAGTTGCCCAGGATGATGCAGGAACCATGAAAGGGGTTTTGCAGATAGTAACAGCGAAAACATTAGTGGCAGATTACACCATTTTTAATAATGATGTGCCAGGCAAAAGCATGGTGGAAAAAGAAAACTACACAGAATACCAGCTGGCCACCACCATTAAATTATTAGAAACCTTTATTGAATTATTGCAGCATGAAATTGCAGCCCATAAAAACCTTTTATCGGGGGTGCAATTACTGGATATGATTGATAACCCAAACGGTATTATTTATGAACTAATGAACCGCGACAAAGGTTTTAAAAACTAATTAAAGTTTGTTTTCTATTCAATTGTTACAGCCGGGGTTTTTACCCTGGCTTTTTTTATTTTTTTATTTGTGTGAAATAAAACGTACACTATATTTGTATAAATAAAAAATTACACCAATGGAAAAAAAGTATTTGCATTTAACCGTTTTAACGCATGGGGGCACAACGTTTACAAACCCACTGCAGCTGGGTGAGGCCTACATTATAAGCCAAATAGCCCAGGAACATAAACAAATAATAGTTAAGCTGGAAAAGTGCAGCAAAGCCCAGTACAAAGCAATTTTTGGTTAACCTTTAAAACAAAACACCAATGGATTTACAGAAATTAGATTTTATTGAACTTACCCGGATTACCGCGAAAACAAACCTTTACAACCGGGGCAAATGTTTTACTAAAGGCAAAACCTATATAGTGGAAAAAAAGATTGATACCCCTGCAGGCCTGAGCAGTTGCCAAACAGTTAACGACCTGGGGCAGCCCCACATAATTGGCATTTGGTGGAGGCATTTTTTTATATTACCACCAAATTTTATTTATTAACGATTAAAACCCCATTACCAATGGAAAACAACGAACATTTAATTAAAGCATTAAACAGCCTGAGAAACGGCCTATCAACAGCAGGGTACCACATACCCAGCCCAACGGATAAAGAAAGCGTTATGAACAGCCTGGATGATTTTGACGTACACATGGTAAAGTTTAGACAGGAAACCCCAGCATTATTGGGTTTAACCAGGCGGGGAAAACTGGCCCTGGTGATTGCTAAGTTTATCGAAACGGAAAAGCCGGGATGGAGCCCAAACCAGCTGGCTGATGCTATTTTAAAAGCAGGATTTTAAACCATTTAAAACACTACCAATGGCGCGAAGAGCAAACAGCACTAACCCTGAATTAGTGATAGTATTAGCAGTAATAATTTTATTTATTAAAGGTTGTTTAGAACTAACCAAATAAAAAACACCACTATGAAAAAAACCGCGACAGTGCAAAAAGGTTACAGCTGGAAAAAAGAATGGTTTGCCCACCCAACGTGTGGGGCCCAGTATTTTTTATTATTAGATGGAAAAGATTTACCTGGGTGGGGGGTGCAGCATTGTGGCCACCCTACAGCAAACTGGCCATATTCAATTTTTTACGGGGATTACATAAAACATGGGTTAACAGATTTACGCGAACTAAAAGCCCAGGTGATTGAACTACACAAACAATTTTTAGAAACCGGAAAGCAACCCAATTTAAACACCAATTAAAAACACGATTATGGAAATTGAAGGAACGTTAATTAAAGACAGCGAAATAATAGGGGTGGGGCCATTAATGGCCACCAGCGGCACCGGCCAAATTGATGCCACTATTTACAACAGCAAAAAATTTTCTTACCTGGTACATTTAAAACAGCATTCCATAAACATTGAAACCAACTTTTTAAAAATCGGTTTTAAAGGGGATGAAATAAGGGATGAAGTAAAGGAGGCCAGGGAAACCTATAAAAAATTTGTTGAGAATTACCAGGAAGTAAAAAAGCAAATTGCCGCCATGATTGATGAAACTACAAACCCCATTTATAAAGATTTTTAAAAACACCACCACCAATTATGGAAAACCACCACAGAGAAAGCAGCCGGGTATTTATTGAAATGAGCCATGATGTATTATTACCTGGTACCGTAACAGGCACCAGCCCGGCAAAAGATAGGCCCTACAGGGTAAGCGTAAAATTTGACAATGGCATGGAACTGGAAGCAATGGCCCCGGAATGTATAACCCCCCAGGAACCCGTATTTATTAACCTGTAAAAGTACCTTTATGGTTTACCAAACTGATAGGGTTTTAAAGGCCTTTGAATATGTAAAGGCCTATTTATTTTTCCCGAAATATTGCCCAGGTATAACAAACTGGAAAAATAAAATGGCTGGTAAGAATGGAAGAGGTAACCCCCTGGGGTTTACTGATGCTGAAAAGGGAAAAATAAGGAGGGGATTAAAACAGCTGGCAAAAGATACCCAAACAAAGCCCCGGTTAACTTATTACCGGGGCAGATTAGACGCCACCAGGGGCATAAATGCTGGGGTTATAGTTATGAAATTTAAATAGCTTTTCTGAGAGGCCACCCATTTTAATGGGGGCAACTATCGTTAACACCAGCCCTTTTTAGGGCTGGTTTTTTTGTGCCCCACAGGGGGTTATTTTGCGACCCCACCCCGCGACCCCCGGAAACCTTACCAGGAAGCATTTATAGCGGTTTTGCGACCCCCCCCGCGACCCCACCAGGGAGCGCAATTTTTATTTTGATACTTACCCCCACCTTACCCCTAACTTACCCCCCAGGGGGTGGAAAATGGCCCAGGGGCCAATAGTTTGTACATTTAACCCCAGCATGGAATTTAGTTTGGAACTTACGTTATTAACCAGCCTGAAAATTATTTTCATGTACGGGGCCATGAAACCTGGGATGGTATTCGATTTTTTGCCCAGGGTATTTGATTGGGTTTTGCACTGGTTACCAATGGAAGCCCAACTATATTTAAAAAAGCCCCTGTATGATTGTGTATTTTGTATGGCCAGTGTTTGGGGTTTACTGTTCACCTACCAGTATTTTGAAATTACAGTGGATTATGTTTTTTTGATTTTGCAGGTGGGTGGGGTTAATTACCTGGTAGCAACTATTATAGGCTGGTACCACGACCAGGAAGAAAAAAACGAAAGGTTACATGAGCAGGCACTATTTAAAGAAAAAGAAGCAACGAAATGAACGAACAGGCAAACAGGCTGAGGGCAGCGGGATGGGTTTGCAGCGTTTGTGGGTGCCCAGGTAAAAAAGGTTTTGATTGTTACACTACAAAAAACAGGTGGGTAAGGATAAGAATAAACCCGGCCAATTTTAGGATAATAAAATTTAATCAGATTATTGAAGCCGGCCATTTATACCAGCTGGAAGAAAAAATGAAACTGCATGATATTTAAAAAACTGATTAACTGGATATTTAAAAAAAACGTTTTCCCCGTTACCAGCTACGAAACAAAACTGGCCTTTACATGCGGGGGTATTGATTATTACCAGCTGATTGATTTTAATAACACCCCTGCACTGAGGGGATTAAAAACAATGGTTTTCTATGAGGAAATGAAAATGAAATGCAGCGTAGAATATTTGAAATTGCATGTGGATGCAGTGGATAACATTTTACTGAAACGAAACATAAACATTTTTGAAATTAAAAAGCTAAACGACCAATTAAAGCAGCGGTTAAACATTGCCCTGGAAATGGAACTGGTTTATAAAATTGCCAGTGTAGTTTTTTTTCCTGCAAATGAAAAAATTGATGATTACGATTATGGTTTTAATGCCAGGAAGGTGGCCCACTGGAAAAAACATGGCGGGGCAGATTTTTTTTTGCAACGGCCCTTAATAGAGTTACTACCAGTTTTAAGCAATTTGAAAGGGAATTTAGAGAATTATATTCAGGTACAGGAAAAGCTAAACAAAATACATTTGGAAAATTTATTACGAATGTTGCCGGCCACACAGATACAGAAATTGAGAGGCAAATTTACTTTTTAGCAGGTAACGACCCTGCAAAATTAGAGGCCATACGAGGCCTAACAATTTGGAGGTATTTATTTTTTTTAAACGAAAAAATGAGAACCCCCGCCCCCCGCCAGTTAAAACCCGTTACGGGAAATGATACAAAACATTTTAGTGCAGATGGGCATTGATGGCGCCCAGGAAGTTGCAAAAGGTATTGACCAGGTAACAGCAGCCGACAAAGCCAGCGAAGAGCAGGCCAAAAAAACTAATGAGGAAATGAAAGCCAGGGAAAAATTACTGGCTGATGCCAGTACCGGCCTGGGGCAATACATTGAGAAATTAAACCAAACCAAAAAAGCTGCAGCCGGGGCATTTGGCGGCAAAGCATTAAAGGATTTTGAAACCCAGGCCCTAAAATCATTTAAAAGCCTGATAGCAGGGGCAAAGGATGGGAGCAAAAGCATTCAGGGTTTTAACGCCCAGGTGAAGTTATTAACCACCGGGGCCCTGGCTGATGCTGGAATTAGTATGAATGAATTTGCCACCGCCCTGCAGGAAGCCGGCACCAGTTACGATGAGTTTACAAATAGCCTGGCAGCCGGGGTTATGGATGAACTACCGGAAAAATTTGAACAGGTAGAGAATAAAACAGTAAGCCTGAAAACCCAGCTAAAACTTTTAAAGGATGAACTGGCAGCAATGGAGCAGCAGGGTTTAGATGGTACGGAAAAATTTGACCAAATGGCCATTGCTGCAGGCAAATTGGAGGACCAAATAGGCGACACAGCCGAAAGGGTAAGGGTTTTAAGTAGCGATACAGCTAACCTGGATGCAGCGGTGGAAGGGGTGCAACTATTGGCAACAGGTTTTCAGATTGCCAGCGGGGCAGCTGCATTATTAGGAGTGGAGGAAGAGGAACTACAGGAAGTTTTAGTTAAACTAAATGCAGTGATGGCCATTACCCAGGGATTACAACAGGTGGGTAATTTTTTAACCGGGCAATCAGCATTTAAACTAAAGGCTGCAGCCATAGCCCATGAAATTTACACAGTAGCAGTGGGCACCAGTACGGGGGCATTAAGGGCCCTAAGAGTGGCACTATTAGCCACTGGTATTGGGGCATTTATAGCCATTGTTTACCTGGCCATTGAAGCATTTAATATGTGGGGGAAATCTATAAACGAAACTGCAGAAAGTGCAGAACAGTTTACAGCTAAACTGGATAATCAGAAAAAAGCCCTACAGGATTATAATGATGAATTAGACCGGGGGGCAAAATTGGAGGCCGCTATTTTAAGTGCCCGGAAAGCCAGCAACAAAGAAATTTTAGAGGCCCAGCAGCGGGTAGTAAAATTGAAAGGTGAAAAAGCCAGGGAACTGAGTGCAAAGCTAAAAGATGATTTTGCTGAGATTCAGTCAATTGATGGGGTTAAAACGTCATACAAAGATTTAGCCGCCACCATTGAAACCGGGGCAGACCTAAGCGACACATTTAAACCTGAAACAATAGAAAAGGCAAAGGCCCTGGCAGCTGCAGTGGATGAAACAGATACAGCGGTTAAAAACCTGCAAACAGATTACGAGGTTTTGACCTTTCAAATAGTAGAAACGGAAAGGGATGCAGCCGACAAAATTTTAAATGATACAGCTGAGAATAATAAAAAAAGGTTAGATGAATTGAATAAATTAATGGCCAGGGAAAGGGCTGCAGTGGAGGGCCTGGAAACATTTAAAAGTCAACAAAGAATTAAAGAGAATTTAGAGGTAGCCGATAACGCCACCCTAAATGAAGAGGTAAGAACCAATGCAGCAAAAGACGCCACCAGCGAACAATTAGCCCTGGCAAAGTATGAAGCCGAAACCATTTTATTAAATGATGAATTAACAGCCACAGAAAGGGTTTTAATTGAAACACAATTACACCAAAAAATTATAGACATTAATGCAGAGGCCGCCAAACGTTTGTACAAAATATGGCGGGATAATAACCAGCAAATAGTTGATTTAAAAAAGGCCCCTGATGTACCCGATGCCACCGAAGAGCAGGCCAATGAACTTTTAAAAATAACGGTGGATAAATTAGCCCCGGAAGTAAAAGCAGTAGAGGAAACCGAAAAGAAAAAGGAGGAAATAAGAAAGCAGGCCACAGCTGCAGCATTTCAGGCAGCCCAGCAAACCACAGATATGTTTTTTGAGATGGCCAATGCCAGCCGACAGGCTGATTTAGATAAGCAGCTGGAAGCTATAAACATTGCCAAAGATTCAGAACTGGAAAATAAAAATCTAACAGAACAGCAAAAGGATGATATCAATAAAAAATATGCTGCAAAGGAACGGCAGGCCAAATTAAAGGGGTTTGAAGAGGAAAAGAAAATGAAAAGGAGCCAGGCCCTAATTAATGGCCTATTGGGAGTAACCCAGGCATTTGCAACAGCCCCCTGGCCAGCGTCAATAATATTTGCAGCTGCAGTGGCAGCCACCACCGCCCTGGCAGTGGCCAAAATAAGTGCCCAGCAGCCTGGATTTAAAAAGGGTGGGTACACAGGAAATAAAAGGCAGGATGAAATTGCGGGGTTTGTACATGGCCAGGAATATGTTGCTACAGCTGAGGCCACCAGGAAATATAAACCAGCCCTGGAAGCCATGAACGCATTAAAATTTGATGAATACCTGGCAAAGATTGCATACACCCCGCGAAGTATGACACCAGTGCCAGGATGGGCCAGCGGCCATGCAGGTGGAGCCATTGATTATGACAGGCTGGGGCAAAGTGTGGCCCAGCATTCCAAAAGCCCCAGCATGATAATGAATTTTGACGAAGATGGAGCCAGCGCCTATTTAATGGAAAAAAACAGGCAGGTTAAAATAAAAAATACCCGATACAAATTGTAATTTATTGCCCCCAAAAAAATACCAGGTATGGAATGGGAATTTAAATTGATTGACCGGGATAATGTAGAAACCGACATTGACGAGCCGATAGGTTTTGATGCCTGCACCATAGTGATTAACCGGGATAATGATAAACATGGAATAATTTTTGACTACCAGGGAAACGATTTTAGTTTTTATGGCAAAGCCCTGGAAATGATACAAACGGAATATGAAACCTATGGGGTGGAGGGGGTAATGTCAATGGTTATTTTACAGGCATGTGATGGCGGCCCGGCTGAATTGTACCGGGGCCAGCTGGTATTTACCCAATACAAATTTTTTTGCGGGGATGAGTGTTATGCAAAAATTCCCCTGGAAATGACCGGGGATATAATGACCTTTTCTAATAGGTTTGACCAAAAGGTGAATTTACAAACCCTGCAGGCCTTTGATGAAATAACCCCCCTGGTACCCTACGATTTTTTGCCCCTAACAATAAGTTTACCCAGCAAAGGCATTTTATTAAAAGATAAAAGCCTGAATGAAACACTAATAAAGGAGGAAATTTTAGGGGCAACGGTATTCAGTACCACCCCCGATGAGTACGGGGAAATTGGCATGATAGAAATGGCAAATAGTAAAATAATTGCCAGTGAGGTGGGAGGGTTTGGGATGAAAACCAGCCCGGAATACCGAATGATAAAAGATGGCCCTGGATTTAATAACCCACCATTTGGGGCCA